CTTTTCAATGTTTACTGTAAATGTACTTACACCACTGTTTCCAGACCAGAAGGATGTATTACTAAGGTCAATATGTCTTACATCAGAGAAATCTTGGTCATTAATAAATGCTGTTTCAAATAGAATTGGAGCACTTGACAATGTCTTTACTCCTGATATATCTACATTTGCAAAACTTGGCAGTCTCAATGTAGACATAAATCCTTGGAATCTCATATATTTCAATCCGTCAAGCTGACTGATTTGAGAAATACCATTAATAGTAATCTGCGTATTAAAAGAAGATATAGGTGATAGAGTAATAGTTGTTGGGATATTCTCATCAATAAAATATCTAATGTCTCCCGCAGATGTCTGTCCAATGTTTACCGTAAAGATTAACGGGCAATTAGATTTTACTGTGAGTGTAGGAGCTTGTCCTTCCGCACCACCACATTTAAAAGCACCCTTTTCATTATATGGTTGGATGAGTGCACTATTTGAATATTGGAATACACCATCCATAAAGTAGTATCTTTTCTTTAGCCAGTCTCTTACAAATTCAACACGAGGTCCATGTAAGAACTCAATATTAGCATAAGAAGCGGCACTACCTTCATCCTTTGAATATCTAGTTAAATACTTAACTTTGTAGTCATAATTATATAGAAGCTCACCACAGTTCTTCATTTGGATGCTGAAATAGTTATCAACGAAGTAGTTAGCTTCTTTAAGAAGTGTTCCTACTGAACGCCAAGTTTCCCATAAAGCATCATATCCTGCTCCTGAATAAACCCCTGTATTTATAAATCTTGTGTCTCTAAGAACATCCCATAATCTTGCAGAGTATGTATCATATCCTCCGTCTGCTGAATTTTGAGTAATTACCAGAGAGTTAACTCCAAATTCTACTTTAGCATTAGCAAAGGTATCAAGATATGCTGTCTTAGGTACATTTTCTTCACCTGTATTAGATAGACCAAATGCCGTATCCATGTCGTAAAAACAAGGCCACCATTTGTTCATATTTTCATCAGTAAGGCTTCCTCCAACGTTCCAAGAACGAAGTGTCATATTTTTACCAAGAGAGTCCACAAGTCCAAATGCTATACAAACTATATAGTAAGAATAAGCATTTCTAATATTTAGCCTATTAGTTAAATCATCAGCTAGGGCTGACCAAGATTGTTGGGCTGCATATTGGTCTCCTGTTTTTTCGTAGCCTTTTGTTTGGACATTCCATCTATACTTATCAACAGCTTCACCAGTCATACTGGCTAAGTCGGTAAATAGTAATTGAAGTCTTTGCCAAATATTGTTATCAGATACATCGGAGTTATCTCCATTTGCTCCATTATACCTAAATTCTCCAACATGCTGCAAGATAGATAAGTCGTCCTGCATGAACAGAGCAGTCATCTGCTTAGTTCCATCGTCTTTGATAATGATGTTAGCATTTTCAGAGAACTCATAAGAGTATATTTGTCTTTGGTCAATAGTTCCAAAATTTTCATTATCTTTATATGTTTCGTAAGTAGTAATGAAAGCAGGAACTGGGTTTTCTTGATACTGTCCAGATGAATCCTTGATTCTTCTTGAGAATGATTTAAAAAACTTGAATCCCATGTTAAAGTAAGCATTACGTCCTAAGTTAAAGGAGTAAATACCTAACATTTCCTGAGTATCAGTTCCATCAAACTTAATAAGTAAGATACAAGGGAATCCTTCAAGTGTATGTTTAATTGTTACATTTTGATGTGTAACTGTTTTATCTCTAGTATCAACAGGACGTCTTGATTCAAGTTGTTCCATTGGTGGGGTTTTATCAAACAGTAAGTCTGCATTATCATTAATCCATTTACCAATAGAAGCATTGTTAGCATGAGCAGAGTCAACTACGTCAGCTTTCAATGTAAATTGACTTTCAGGCATCCATGTATTATTTGGCTGGAATAGCTCTGGGCCGATTAAACCACCTAAATCATCATATAGTTCTTTTCTGAATATTATTTCTAAGTTCTTACTTCTATAACCAGTAGATGATGTACCCTGAATCTGTACTGATAATTCTCCGGTAGATACTGCCGAGCTCTTAGTAGAATTAGGGTCAAAGTAATTAAATGTGCAACCAGTATATTCTGTCGGGTTTGCACCTACAGCTTCATATACAGCTTTAGTAAATCCAGAACCACCACAGTCAATATAAACTACTGGAAGAGGCGGCTTCTTATTAGAGTCACTAATTAAAGCATCGAAATTGATGTTTGCATATGTATTGTTCTGGTTGTCCCATAAAGTTGAAGATGCTGTTGATTCTGATGTACTAAAGAAGTTCTTTGATTTCCAAGAGTTATACAGAGAGAAATCTACTGTACCGTCCGACATAAGTGAAGCGTTAGCTCTTGCATTTAAAGCATTAATTACAATCTGTTTATCGTTTAATGCACTTCTAAAGAATCTCATATCGTAAAGTTCAACATCGGCAAAGTTACCTATATTTTCATTTGCGTCAGCATCGCAAGCCAAATAGAACTTACTTGTAGTTTTCCAAGTAAAGTCAGATTTGATTTCCCTTGCAGCATTAAGTACTCCATTGATAAAGATTTTAACTTCGCTATTATTTTTATCAACTATAAAGTCAAGAGTATTAATAACATTCTGTTGTAGCTTGCAAGAGATTGTTTCCTTGATATTTCCGTCAGTGTAAGACCATACAATGTCTTCCAATCCAACTTTAATACCTTCGGAGAATGTTCCGTCAGAACTGTAATTTCCTATAAAGAATATAGTTCTATCAGAGAACGGGTGTAGGTCAGTTTTTAGAGTTACAGAGAATGTAAATCCTAGTCTTGACCAGTTATTATTATCACTTATTTCATCCTTAAATGGTTGTAAATCTACTATACCGTAAGATTCACCACTGAGTCTTAGTTTTGTTTGTCCATTGCTAGATAAGAATCCAGATAGTTCTCCATTAGTATTATATACATTTAAAGGAGTATTTACTACAATCGGGTCTGTTGTTCCCGGAGATATATAGTTTAATTCTTTTGACATCCATGTAGTTGCAGTGGGAGCTGTCGGAAACTCATTCTTAATACTCCAACTTGCATATCTAGTATTTCTAGGATTTTGGTCAGCAATTAAAGATTGTGCAGATTTTACAACAACACAAGCAAGTTGTGTATCTGTCATAGGAGAACCCTTTTCAGACCAGCATCTCAATGTAATGTCCCAATCACCTAAGTAATCGTCATTTTGTGCAACAGCCCAACTAAAGATTTGTTGTTTACCTCTTTGCACATATTGGTTTTCATTGAATGGGTTTTCTGCATCAGGCTCAAATGTTCCAATATCTCTTACGATGTTTCCTCTCTTCATTCTAACAGCATAGTAAATAATGCTAATACCTGATAGATAAGGAGTGAATGAGAATGAGATATTACCACCTTGAGGGAACTCTGTTGCAGGTGTTCCTGCTGTTACTTCTTCTTTAGTTGTAATACCGTCAACAAGTACTACAAGAGAAGTTCCGTCTTCTACTACAACTTTATTAGTTACTTTATCAGAAGTAATAGTTTTTCCGTCAATAGATGTTTGTGCAAATGCTTCAATAGTGTAAGAAGAACCTGCCGTTGGAGTTCCTGTGAATAAGCTGAAGAAATCAACATCATATAACAAAGGTTCAGTAGATGTAAACTTACCAAGCTCAAATGTTTTAGAAACACCATTAGTGACATTGTTAACAATCAAAGATGTGTCTGCAGCCAGTACTTTATTAGTAACTGTATATGTTATTTTATATGCCAATCCAATTGTTGCAGTAACTGATGAAACACTACTTGATAAATTAATAGATGATTCAATTACAGTTAACATATAAGGAGTAGCGTTAATTCCTTCTGCATCGGTTGCAGTAACTACTACCGAGTGACTATTTGATGATGAGTACTGGGATATGTTTTTAATAAGCAAACTTCCCGGAGTTCCAGACCATCCTTCTTGTCCTGAAATAACACTATTTCCGTCTAGAGAAACAGTTATAGTAAATTTTTGGTTGTTCTTTAATGCTGTGATTAAGTAATCTAGTTTAACTTCTTTAGTGGTAGAATATAGAATATTAACTCCTTCAGATGTTGTAATACCACCGTTAGTTAATTTAATAGAGGATGTGAAATCTCCTCCCCCACCACCGCCTCCTCCGCCATGTTCCGCAAGCCACGAAACATTACGTTGAAGTGTTTCTATCTTTTTGTTGGTTCTACTGAGTGCTTGGTCAACAGAGATATTTACTTCTCCAGATACCAGCACGTCAGGATTAGAAGTACTAATTTGGGAAGCGTCGCTACCTGCGACGATTTCCCATTCATTAGTAGTTTTGTTTTTTATACTTACACTTTTACCTGACATTATTTTATGATAATTAAATCATTTCCGTTGTTTTCTTCCCCATTACCACCAATAGCTTCTGGTGGATTAACACTACTTTGAATATTAATATTAAACTTACCTGCAGAGGTAAATACATAATTAATCTTCTTAACTGTACCTGTTATTTGTGTAGGAGTAATATTCCATATAATATAGAATGGGTATCTCTGTCCAGCATTTACTGTTGCAGTAATGTTAGTCTGGTCTACAACTTTAACGGTAGCAGGGAAATAGTGTCTCAACCAAGGTATATTAGGTGCAGGCAACTCTTTGTTAGATGTATGTTTATAACCAGTAGCTTGACACATTGCATACACAGGAGCAGTGATGTTATCAACTAGCTCAAATGTACATAAGTGTTTATGTTGCTTATAGTTATCATCGGTTTTCCATGCAACAGGGAATTTTTGTCCAGCTAAGTCTCCCTCTGTTTCTTCATATAAACTATCACTATTGAAGTAAGTAGTTAAATCAGATTGAGTTACTTGAATAATTGGCTTCATGCTTATAGGAGTTCCATCTTGTGAGAAATTCTCTTTAAGCGGCCAACTAACGCTGTACGTATGTTTATGTCCACCAAGAACAAGTCTTACATTGTTTTCTTGGCAGAACTTACTAAACCAGTATTTATCTTCATTAGGGACATTGTAATTTAAATGGCTACCACTTCTTTCCACTTTATTATTTTCTGTGTCATTCCAGTAGAACTGTTGAATAACATTTTGAGTAATAATAGTAAATGGCATCTCATGACAATAAGCAATTTGCCAAGCAGCAGAAGCATTAGCATCAATGTCCTTTTTACACCATTGTTTAATGTACGGATAGGTTATCTTTCCAGTACTTAATCCATAAATATTAGTTTCAGTTAAATCAGTAATTTCAGAGTTCACACACATAAAGTGTACATTACCATAATTAAATGAGTAAAGAGAATCAACGAATACTTCTTTACCTTCAATAGTAAATACAGGTGGATTAGTTTCATCAATTTCGAATGTGTAGAAGAACGACATATTAGAAGGATTAATTTTGGAACTGTCTCCGCCATTTCCTAATACATACATGTTGGCAGGACATAAGTCATTATTACCAACAGTCACCATTTCTTCAACTCCCCATAGGGATTTACGAGCATTATAATAGTCAATCCATTCATTGATTCTATTTCCATTTTGTGTCATATCACCAGTATTAATAGTGAACTGCGCTTCTGGAACATTATTCTTTATATATTCAGCTGATATTCTCCAAACATTATATTCATCCCAGTTAAATCCCTGTTGGTCACTTACCTGAACAAATGTAAAATCGTCTTTTATATCATCAGTACCTCTTACTGTAAATGTTAAAGAATCACTAGCAAATTCACTTGGATTGCCATTTGCATCAGCTCTACCTACTCTATACTCATAAGTTCCTACTGATAAGTTCTTAAGAATAACTTTATGAGTAGTAAACGGAGTTCCATCGGTAGCTTCCATTCTAATACGATTATAGTATTTCCTAACGCCCGTTTCATTTTTGAATGATTCCACTTTAGTCCAAGAGCCTTCGTCGCCACTTCCTTTTGACTTGTACCAAAGGTATTCGTCAAAGTATCCTACTGACACCCAATTAAAACATCTTGTGGCATTTGGAGCAGTTGCTTGTCTACCAAAGGTACAAGATATTAAATTAGGCTTTAAACTTATTAGTTTAGATTTATTATAGAATATTGTTTTATTTTCAAATGAGGCTCTTGGAGTAAAAGCTTCAACACTTGGAACTAACTCTTTAGTGAGGTCAACAAAATACCAATCATTGGCATTATTTCTTTTATCCAATGCTTTAGTAGCCTGACTTACTGGGTCCATTGCATAATATTTAGTAAAGAGTTTATCAGTACTTAAATATGTATACGGTTTGTTTTCACTTGCATCAATTGTATCAGAGGATTCTGCATTTTCTTTATTAAATCCAACTAAATCGATATATCCTAACGATACTCTATAGTTTCCGTTAGCATTTGAATATGGATTTCTTACTGTTGAAGGAGTAGTTCCCCAAGTAAGATAGAATTTGGATTTGTTGTTATCAAACTTCATTAGATTTCCGCCTGAATCTCTCCATTCCATATCGTATGTTTTTACTTTAATCTTAGTAGTATTTGCATCCATTACTGAACACTGAGCACCTCTAATTAAGAATGTAGACTGCGCTTTGATTGTTCCCCATAATGGAAGTACTTGCCATTGAGTTCCTTCTGTTGCATATTGCAAGGAAAGACCATTCAAGTTTATATCTTCATTAGTTAGATTTGAGAGTTCAACAAAATGATGTGAACAATAGTTGTAACTATGTTCGTCAGATGCTAATCCCCCACAATATATAGAATTTATATATAGCTTCTGTAAGAATAGTGATGTAACATAAACCCAGCCTGAAGGGTCTTCTTGACCTCCTGTTGGTTTAGTCTGTGGTGTATCCATTTCCTTTTTATAGATAACCATTTTTCCATCATTCTCAATCTTAACCCTGTATGTTTGACCACTAGGGGTAACAAATCCAATGGTATCCAGTTCGTCGAGAACAGATGGGTCCCACTCGGTTCCACCACCACTTCCGCTTTTATTAATCCAATTTAAACTACCATTACTCATAATATATAATTGTTTAGTGTCTGTACACCATAGTAATTCGTTATTTACAAAGTTTCTTGTGTTTTCAAGCAAGCTTGAGTAAGTTCCTGCTTTAATAGCTAAATGCTTTAAATTTGGAGTTTCATATTCAGTGTATTCTGGATATTCTTCTGCTGCTGTCGATTCTGTTTCCGTTCCTGGTTCCAAAGGTGAAGCAGCTTTCATCATACCGAGTCTTGCACTATTTTCAAAACCCCCACTTGACATCTCATGTGTAAATGCATATTCATGCTTATTTACCAGTTTTCTAAGTGCTTCAACTGCCTCTATTATAGTAGCCAAATCTGGATTTGTATACTGAGGTAGTGATTTCTGACTAGTATTTATCCATACTGCATCATCATCAACTGGTTCTGTATCTTGTATTTTAATATGGTCAAAAGAGCTCCATTTGTCTTTATTAGACCAGAATAGAACTTCATCTGTACTCTCGATATATACGATTTGTCCAGCTCTTTCCAAGTCTACTCTGTTTGCTAGCTCTTCTGGCGTTGATACTATTTCAACTCTAGTGTCTCCGTCTCCACCACCTCCGCCGCCAAGTTGTGCTTTAATCCAATAACCATTAAGCCATTGGTATGTAAAGACCTTGTCAGGGTCATTGAGTACGAAACAAAGCATACCATTCTTTTTTCTTTTGTCTGGTATTGCATCTCTTTCGCTCATTTCGGTTACTTGGTAAAAACCACCACGAATGTTATTGGCATCAACTAGAGCGAAATCCTGACCACCTTTTTGAACTATTTCGCTAATTAACTCTACTGCCATGTTATTTAATAGTTACTGTTGTACTTCCTAAGCCCGGATTATCACTTCTAAAGAGAACACATCTTATAGTAGTTCCCTCATATCTAGTGAATTGGTAATTATCGTCTACTATAAAAAATCCTCCTTCAAATCCACCTACTGAAAAAGAAATATCTTTTAAAGAGTATGGGACTAGAAGATAGATATATTGACCTTCTCTAGCATTAACTGTAAAACTGTTTCCTCTAGTAAGATTCAAACTTCTTGTAAAAGAAGAAATCATATCAGAAACTGTTGGGTCTGTTGCACTTGCCCCATAATATCTACCATCCTTGAATACTAAAGATGCAGTACTGGATTTGGATTCTGTTCCGTCCGATGCAGTTAAGGTTTTAGATGTTGTAGTTTTAAATGCTCCAGTTATAGTTTTAGTTCTAAGTGAAGCATTAATTTCTTCTCCGTCAAAGTATTGTTGTTTAATCTCTTTATTATATTTCCAGTTATATGTAAGGGTATTAACTTCTGAACCTGTTTCTGCTTCATTAGGAGAAACAGTAAATGAGCTAATAGTTATTGGAACATAGAACAACTTATCTAAGGCGTCTTTAACCGACTCTATATCAGGGTCAGTATCTGTCTTATAAGTAATGTTGGCTGCATCGCCTTCCATATCTTTGAGTCCTAGGTTCTCTCTAGCTCTTCTCTTATCAGCTTTAGTTAAGAACTCCCCAAGGAAGTTATCCTTTAGTAGATGCCCGTCTTCGTCTGGACAAGTGTTGCAATTACAGCTAGGGGTTTTCTTAGGAATATATGGCCGTTTTGGATTATCGTTCATCCAGTCATCAAGTAGAACTCCTTCTTCTAGTACTTTATATTTTGACATATATTATGCTAACATTAGTTGTTGATAAATAAAGTCACAGTTATCTAACTTAGTATGAGTCTCTATAAAACTTATTTCGTGCAAAATTAAAGAATAGTCTTCTCGGTATCCTTTATATAGTTTTTTCACATAAGAATTATAATCCTCAATTATTTTCTGTTTAAGTAAACTAATTGCATCCACATCCAGAACTTCTGTTTAAAGTTTTATATTTGTTATTAATTGAATCACAAAAACCATTGCAAGTATTTACTTGTTCTAATATTCTTTGGGCTTCTGCATACTGACCAAGGCTAACGGAATATTTAATTACGTTAATAGTCATCCAAACAAAATCTCTCTTAAATATTAGGTTGTCTAAATCTGCATTTTTACTCTTACATTTAAGAAGGTTCATGTTTAAAATTTCATTGCACAAAGTAACAAAACATTTGGATAAATAACAAATGGAAAAGGTATTTTTTTCACTTATGGAAATTGTAGTCCCGTCAGGATTTCTTTCAGCAAGTTCGAGTGCAGGACATTCAACAAGCCCTTCATTTATGTACTTATATATTGTAGAACCGTCAGAAACATACACAACTGCATAAGAAGATAAAGAACTGTTAGGATTATCTATTTCTTTTTGCAACCACTCTGTAGTGGGAATTATGATATGTGAGATACGGTAGTTACCATCTTTAGATATGTCTACTTTTACTTCATCAGTGTCAGTTAAATGAGGCGCAACAGTAGATTTAATAAATTCAGGTTCGTCTATCTTATCTAATTGTATAACATTTACAGTTACAGTTTCACTGTACTTAAAAGTGTTAATTATGTTTTCAGTAGAATCTTCTGGCAGATACTCACCGGCCTCTCTTGAGAGACCAGTGATTGTTAATCTGCAAGTATTAGATTTACATACATTAAATACAGGAGTCATATATTATATATTTCTTACTTCGTTATTATTAGAATTGCCATCATATAATTGAGCGTACTCAATTTCAGTTCTTTTATCGTCGTTTTCAGCTTTAGAATCTTTAGACCTTCTATCAGTCTTAGCTGTATACCATCCGATTTGTTCATCAGCTTTAGCCTTTCTATCTTCAATTTGTAACTTAGCTTCATTAAGAGATTCAACCTTATTTTGAGCTTGTTGAAGTTGTTGTTGAAGTTGTTGTACTTGCTGTTGAAGTTGTTCATTCTGCTGCATAAGTTGCTGCATCTGGCCATTTTCATCCTTCTGTACTTTAAGTGCTTTCTGTACTTTATATTTAAGTTCAGTTAAGCTCTTGGCAGTTAATGCTTCAAAGATTATTCCTGGTTCTAGAGTTCCACTCTTAATAAATTCAGGGATAATAGCTTTAATAGATTCCATGTCTTTAATAACATCAGTGCTTGTTACAATATGAATATCATAATCACTAACAGTAAAGTATTTTGGAAGTGCAGTAAAGACTCTTTGATATTTATCTCCAAGAATTAAAGTTCCCTTCAATCCATTCTTATATACAATCTTAGCTATATTCAAGCAGTCAAGAAGAAGTTCATTAGTTACTAAATCCATTTGTTGGTAGTACTTTTTAGTAATAATAAATGAATTATTAACACTTGTCTGTACATTAGTAACTGCATCCTTTTGTTGGATTCCATTTAAACGTTCTCTAAAGACTCCAGTAATAGAACTTGTTGTGTTCTCAGTAGCATCAATTGCAATTTGAATACCTTGGATAGTTTGAGCTTTAACCGTATCATCAAATCCAGAGAATGTAGTATTACTATTAAATTGTCTTCCTTCTTGAGATGTATCAATAATTGCAACTCCTGATTTCTTATAAGCAATCCATTTCTGGATTCTTTCAGGAAGTTTAACTCCGAGAGCTGTTGGGAGCACTGATAAGTCTAACCAATCTCCAGTAGTCCCACTATTTGCAATTAAATTGTCTCTATAGAAATGTAATAAGTCATATCTATCTTGTAGATTAGCACAAGCTAATACTAAAGAGAATGGCTCATTATTTCTATCATTAAAGTAGACTCCATTTACTGATAAACTACAATAAGAAGGATTATCTTTACTTCTTATTACTTCCTCATTTTTACCTTTTAAGATATAAATCTCCTGTCCTATACGAACAGTTTCATATCTCTGTAGGTTATAGTCTTTATCAGTTTCAGTCCATTCTACTTCATAAACAGGAATTAGTTTATAATTGTAAGATTGAATAGCTTCATCTGGAAATCCAGGAACTATTTCTCTTCCTGCTTCAAGTCCGTCTGTCATAGGAGCACCACTCTTTACATCAGCAAATGACCTTACGTAATAATGAGAAGTATCAAAGCTTTGATGCCATGAGTCTTTAATTTTAGCAATATCATCTCTTGATAAATCTCTACCATATATATTTAAGATTTGATTCTTAGTAAGCCATTTTCTTACAACAACTCTATAAGAATCTTTAATATATATAGATTCAGGATTTCTATCAATAAATGTATTTAAAGGATTAAGTACCTCTATATCAATATTTCCCTTACTTGTAGATGGCTTTACTCTGTAGAAAGCATAACCAGTTATTAGTAAATCTAAGAACAATATTCTTAGTTTAGTCATAAGGTCTGTGTCTCTACTTTGCATAATATACTCAATAACATTTTGAGCTGCCATTTCATATTGAGAAATAAATGATTGGTCTAAATCATCAATCAACTTTTGTATTTGTTGTTCTATGGCTTTATCTGTAATATCTCTTCCGTCAATAAAGCTAAGCATAGAGTTCTTTAAGTGTTTTTGTAGAAGACTATATACTTCAGAGGAAATTGCGACTTCTTTTTCACGAGTGATGGCACTTATCGTTGCAGAGTCTTTGCAAGATACTTTAGGAAGAATTGGAGTTCCTAGAAACTCTCCTACTAAAGCATCCACATGTTTCCTAATAAGAGGTATGAATTCTACTGATGTAGGTTGACCTATACCATAATTTTCTTCAAGAAATCTGTACTGCTCAGCATCTCTTTTGCAGTTATAGTAGTTGTATGCTTTTTGCAACCTGTACTTAGGATAAACCAGCTCGCTGATTGCCCTGTTGGTAGCTTCCATCAACTCTTCATTCTTTTTAGTATCTTTCATTTTTACATTTTGTTTGTTCAGGCGATTCTGGACAAGGCTCTGGGAATGATTGATATCCTAATGAATATTCAACTCTCCAAAGACATTTGTCTTTAAGTTCTTGTTCTATATATTTCAAAAAGTCGCAAGCCCCTAATTGTCCAGAGATTACTAACGGTTTATCAATATTATTCATCGCAAATATAGCTGAATAACCTCCTTCTGGAAGTTCTTTCACTATAAGTTTGCTAGTATATTCCATTTTGTAGCATCTGCGGATTATGTCGAGGATTGCTGCTTCTAGTTCTGTCGTTGTCATAATGATAAGGGAATAAATCATATTTAGGAATATTAGGTTTCTCTTTAGGAATAGTTCCCCACCTTTTAATTCCATTCTCGTCTCTATAATATCCAAAGTCTTGAAATGCATCATCTACATTTTCAACAGCTTTAGGTATTATTCCTTGTAATTCTTGGTCACCAAGTTCAGCCATACCCATAGCCGCTACAATATCGAACTTTCGCTTATTCTCATCAGTATAACGATTAAGTTCATCAAGCATTTCTGGAAACCATATTGTATGACAATAGTCATTTACAAAGTCTGCAATTAAGTCAGTCTGTAAATCAATAACTGCCACTGTTGCTGGAGCACCGTACTGTTTACTTTGTCCATTTTGAACATCAGGCATAGTAGCTCTAGGTCTTCTCATAAACCTATTAAGACATTTATTTTCTCTAGCCCATGTAATCATGGCAACTTTAGATGCTTCAATTACACATTGACAATTGTAATACTCCATAAGTTTTAGTGCAATTTTATATGCATCTCTTACGTCTTGAGGTCTGTCCTTATAATAGGCAACATACATAGGGTCAGTAAGACCTCTAATTCTTTTCTTAATTACAATACAAAAATCAGAAGGGTCTTTAGTAGCATCAGAAGTTTCCTTCTGTCCAATATCAATACTGTCTATTCCAGCCACATACATATCCCTCATCTTGGGTTGTTTATCATCAATAGTCCAAATAGGATGTTCCAATATATGTACTTTACCATGAGCAGAGTTTTCTATCCATTTAAAGCCAACTATATTTTCTTTTTGTACTGGGCCATTAAACTTATATTCAAGAGAACCTACACTAATTTTCTGACCTTGTTTGTCAACTCTAATTCTTGCAATCTGTTCTGAAATAAGTACCTTATTAAATTTATTAGTACCTTCCAAAGCTAGAGCTTCGTCTGCTGTAAAGCAATATTCAGCACAGTGTATAATTAAAGTTTCAGGGTCAGCTGCTTTCTTGTCTCTTTCCTTTTCATAATAAGCCCTACCTTTAACTGGGTCTGTCCAACCTCTTTTATCAATAAGTCCTGGTCTATTAATGATAGTATATGCAGGAATAAAGTAAGCTGTAATAACTTCTTCACCAGTTGGAGTATATCTATGTCTGTAAGGAAGAGCATCATATGTATCGGGTTCCTCATATGCTTTAGCTAATCCTTCAAGTGAAGGACCTTTATCTCCACCTGTTCCCCAAGCCATTTTAATTCCGAACTTTGCTCCTTGAATACCTACAAGAGCGTCTCCCTGTTCGAAAGCTCTTTTCCATTGAGGCCAAGAACCACTTTCTTCATATATTAATAAGTCGGTACGGTCACCACGAATCTTATTTGGCTTATCAGCATTGATACCAGTGATTTCTGACATCCATCCAGCTTCTACTTTCTGTCCATTTATTACTTTATAAACAGATGCTTTCTTACTAAGAGCTGTATCTTCTACTTGCCTTAGTTTGAAAAATCCTCCATCAGTATAGTCATTTAAAAAGTCCAACTGTTTCCAACATTTACTAAGAGTCTTAGTAAGATAATTTTCAAGTTGAGCTGCAATAACTATAACAGAGTTTCTTCTACAATTATATGTGTTTACTGCAATTGCAGCACCAATTTCAGAGAATCCAACTCCACGGGCTTTAAGTCCTATGGCATTTTTTCTTAATCTCTTACATAATTCAACGTAATGGAAATATTCATACTGTTTTACAAAAAATCTTGGGAAGTCATAAAGTCTACCACCACCGGCTTTGTCAGCTGATGTCAAGTCCATTAATTGATAATAATTCAAGAAGAAATAATTATCACCAGTAATTGTATATCCATTAACTGTCATTCCATCTCTGCATCTTATATATTCTTGCGTCCAGAAGTCATTATAAGGCTTGGTTCCAAATCTATAAGTACAGTAATGTCCTGTTCTCATAAATGTATCCTTAGCTTCAGTAAACCAAGCTGGGTCAAAGTCCAACCCATGTTTATCATCGATAGGTTTATATCCTGTAAGTTCGTAGGATAGATTGGAATCAAAAAATGGGATATCATCATTTATAGTGACATCCCATTCTCCTTTTCTAGCCTTTATTAGAGAAGTAATTTCATCCTTGAACTCTTGGTCCTCTTTCTGTTTTACTTCTTGTAATATTCGTTGGACTCTTTCCGGAAGGATATCTAAAGTAGGTTCTTCAACAACTTTCTTTTTTCTTCCTCTAGCCATAATTAAAAGTCTTTAGGTATAAATCCATCAGTAGCACCTCCACGTAAAGAAGAATCTTCAACGAGTTCTTTCTTAACCTGACCTTCTAATGCCTTTAGTTCATCATTAACTTTAGATAAACTAGAGATTTCTGTCATAATATCTTTTACTTTAAAGATAGGTCTGCCAGTTTGTAAATCTCTTTCTTCTGGGTCTATATTATTGAAATAGTCAATAAATTTATCAACCGTGTTTTGAGCTGATTTTAACATCTTTATTGAACGAGTTTCTTCTTGTAAAGCTCTGTATTTTCTACAAGCTGCCCTGAATATTGGGTCATCGAATTCTGCTTGAGTAAGTCCTGCGTCCTTTAAAGCTTCTTGGTGTCTCTCTTGTTCTGCATAATCAGCATAAGGAGATAACCAATCTAATGCCAACCATATATATGTAAATTCTTTAAATGCTTGAGTTCCAAGTTTTCCTTCTTTATCCTTGGGAGTAATATTTCTTTTTTTATCCATTAGGGCTTTAAACTCACGAATGAGTAAAATTTCCGGAACATTTAACTCTATTCTATTATTTACATTATCATATAGAAATATTTTCTGCATAAGTTATTTAGAGTTTTCCTCCAAAGTAATGTTTCTTTATTTGTACTTTACCTTTTGGAGATAGTTTGTTTTCTTTAGTATCTATAACTCCGGGAATAGTTTTTACTTTTCCTCCGTCTTCTTTTTTCTTCATTTTGCCTTTCATCTTTCCGCCACATTTCTTCATGTCAGCTTTAAAGTCTTGAACTACTTTAGTTCCTTGCTCTGCTTTAGTCGGAGCTTTCTGTGCTTTTGCTTTCTTAATGCATTGGCTACACATTACTCCACCTTTCTTAAAATATTGCATTTCAAATCCCTCTGGACATTGTCCTCTTAATGATTTGATATAATTTAATTTTGCACCCTTAGCTGCTGCTTGTACTTGTTCAGTTCCTTGTGTCATAAGTTCTTCAAATTTTGCTAATTCTCTTTGTAATCCTTCTTGTCCTAAGTCTTGAATATAGTCATTTAATTCATCTTCGGTCTCTACTCCAGATGCTTGAATCAAGTAAGCTACAAATTCTTGTTGTTTGTCTCCAAGTTTTCCACCTTTTTTATTACTCTGAACTCCAGGAAATCTATAAGAAGGAGTATATCTTCTTATTTGAGGAGAAGTTTCATAAGTGGGATTACTACTTAGTGTATTTGTAAGCGAACCGCCTGTTGTAGAATAAGCACCTCTATTATCAAAACCACGTGTAGGAGCAATAGTTCCTGCTGAACGATAAGGTCCTTGGTTACTTCCCCAACCTAAAGCATCTGCGCTTGGTTCATTTTGAACTGCTTGTACTGGTGCTGGCATAGGAGTAGTTGCGGCTCTTTGTGCTACTACATTTACTTGTGGTAGAGAACCTCTTCTCATAGAATCAAGGTATGTAGATTCAGGAGCGTTCGGTTTAGCTGTTTGAGTAGGAGCTTGTTTAGTTTGTTGAGCTGCCTGTTGTGCAGATGCTAATTGTGTTCCATATAACTTACCATTCCACTGGAACTGTTTTAATCCTTGTTTTCTGGCTGCCGCAAATGCATTATTGAATGAACCAGTAAAGTTAGAAGATTGGGTTGCTGTCCTACCCTCGTTCCTAAATTTGGTATTTGTATCTTGAATCATCTTTCTCCCATTAGTATTATTTAGCCTAGTCCTCATTTCATCTCTCTCACTTAAGGAGAGTCCTTGAGGTTGCTGTCCTACCCTCGTTCCTAAATTAGGGTAAGAAGGTGTTGCAGGAGCGGCAGGCTTAAAATTTGCTAAAGCTGCCGTAGCATTTTGGGAGTTTCTTTTGGTCTGTTGGTTGAGTTTTCTTCTAGAAACCATTTTATAGTTTTATTAAATCCTTGGTATTAAATACTGCTTCTTGTAATTCACCATTAGATGTGAACCATCTACATTTAATTCCTTTCAGGCAATCTTCCTTTCCCCCTGTAAATTTGTCAATACCTGCTGATTTACGTGGGCTGATTATCTTAGTTTCCTTCTTCACAACAATCATAGTTGGCTTATAAGGAATTGCCTGACGTAGTGTTACCACATCGCCAGGCAAAAAGTATATTTTCTCTTCCATAATTAAAATTTATTGTATGCTTTAAGTTTTCCTTCTGATGCTCTCATGAAACGAGCTTTAAGTTTTTCATTTACTACTGCAAGAACACGTTGTTCACTTACATAGACAAGTCCCATCTTGAAGAATGGTATAGGAGTCTGTGAAGGTTTAGTAAAGAATACATCATCTCCTTCTCTAACGTACTTAGTTTCAGGACCTACTTCAATTACTTTACCTACAACAATGAAGTTTTCTTCTTCTTCCAGTTGTCCGTTATCAGGATTTTTAAATTCAGGTTTGTGACCACCCAAGTCATAGATAAGTCCAGAAGATGAAACCTTAATTTTTTGATAAGGATTCTGGTCATAAGGTCTTACTATCATATAGTTAAAGACTGGAAGGATTTCTAATCCATTCATGTTTTCAGCAATACTCTTTGCCTTTTCTTCTACGTCTCTAATATAGTTATCCATTTTAGCTGTGTACTCATCAACACTGTCATTAAATCTAACAGCTGCGTCTCTTGCCATTCTCTCTTGAACGTTTTCTTCAGCTGACATTATAAAGTGTTGGTCTCCTGAGTCTAATCCTACTAATTCTTGTGCTATTTTTACTTTTTCGTATTCTGCTGGGTTGTGTGCCATAATTCATTTACATTTTAAAATTTTTACCATTTTCCTGCGGGGCAAGATTCTCTTGACATTGTGGTTTTTGCTTTTAGTCTACATCCACATCCTCGCACATATCCATCTAGTTTAACTGTACTTACATCTCCCGTCTGGGCATTATACCATAATCTTCTATTACACATTCCTCCTAGTTTAGGGGTAAATAAGGGACATGTTTTACATATCTCTAGTCTCTTTTTTGAAATATCTTGTTTCAAATTGAGAACTTCATTTAAGTGTCCAGTTACAATATGTCCTACATTCATGTCTATAAATAAGGGTATATTAATCCGTTCGAATCTCTATTACATTGCTTAACATTTAAAGCGTTATATAAGGCTTTAAAAATGCTCCTTAAATTTATTCTTCTCTACTAAGATTAATATTCTATCCTTTGTCTTTTAGCTCGTTGTTTTTCCTTAATCATGTTTTTCTTATGGAAGCTAAACATTCTCTCTACATCTTCTTTTAGATAATCGAGATTATATGTAGTTTCGTTGCCATCATGGTCATAATGCACTAATATTAATTGCTTTACTACAAAATCCGGATTTAATTGCTGTAGCATATAAGCATATGTACTTAATTGCATAGTGTAATGCATATAATTACAATCCATTAAATTAGTAAGTGGATAAAGCATAGTTGCATTTTTCTTTGTTGATGTGTCGAATCCAGATTTCTGGTCAATTTTCTTGTTGGTTTTATAGTCCACAATATAGATGTCATTACCATCTTTTATTAATAAGTCTATCTGTCCAGCAATTTTTAACATTCCGTCTTTTGATTCGTATGATATTAGATATTCAGGATAAACTCCCTGTTTCATATCTAATTCTGTATACCCTTTCTTACACTCGAATTTACCTCCGAGTCCGTACTTTTTAAGGCTTATATCCTTCGGCTTCTTGTAATATTGATTTTCTAATTCTGCATGAATTGCAGTACCTCTTTCACAAGAGTCTTTATTAGCCTTATCCCATTCATCTAGTATATCCTGTTGTGTATCACTAAATACTCCAGCATCAATATTATATAAATCTAATATAGATGTATCAAATCTTTTGGTAGATAGAAGTGATTTCTTTTCTATTGCCCAATTCTCTTTTGGAATAAGTTTCTCTAATGCTTTATAAGCACTCCAAAATTCCTTATCAAAAGGTTGAGTAAAAGAGTGTATTAGTGTAGTAACTGATGTATATCTAGATTCATCCTTTTCGTTCCAATAGATATGATTTAAATCATTGTAACATACATTACCATTTTTCTTATCAACTTGCATAATTCATTGTTTATTTTTGTACGTTGTATTATAATTTAATAGCGTGGAAAGTACTTGAATATAAGGGGCAATACATTCATTATAATATCCTAAATAATAGCGTTTTGGTTCGTCGTACATCACGACAATTATTCCAACAGGTTCTATAGAACCTTCGCTATCAATGCCCTCAATCGGGTAAAGTGCTGCGGCACAAGCTCCGCTCAATCTTAGCTTCTTGTATAACTGTGGAAACTTTTCTTTTGCAGATTCCAGCGAATCTATTCTTAAATAGCTGGCTCTCCTAATCTTTTCTACTTCGTCCGAGAACTGTAAATACGGAAGATTTGTCCATATGTCAACGCAACTTTCATCATCTATACCCCTTGGAGAGTCAGTTAATGCTGTTAAATACATATAGGAAAAACCCTGTAAACTTTTCTTGGTATTGTGAAAAGATAATAGAAGAACGTTTGAAGCATCTGTATCTTTGTTCCTAATGTTCTCTACTTGTCTCCTAATTTTGGGAGAGACTTTTAGAGAATACTCCTCAGATTTTCTGTTATTGTACTCAACAGACTCGATGTAGTCAGTTATAAATAGCTTACTTTGATTTACTAAACATACTTGTGTACACCAAAACAGTAGTCCCATTATGATTATGGTTTTAACTGTAGGATTCAAGCCATTTATAAAATTGAACACCTTTTTAATAAAATCTAACATACTAATTGTTCTGTTTCTTTAAATTCTTAAATAGTTAAATAGTTTTAAAAATCTTTACTTAAATTTTCCACATTATTTCATATAATTCATACTTTCATTTGTTATTGTGCAAATTTAGCTATATTTTTGTAGTCTACAAAATGAAATAATTATTTTATTATACTATGGGAGAGAATAAAACTTTATTGGACAGACTGCACAAAGCAGCCGTAGCTTATGTAAATTCACTTAGCTACGAACAAGCAGATTATTTTAAAAAGGGAGGTAGATTGATTCCGAAACATAAAAGTGGAAGTGGAATCCATATAAAACCTGAAAACAAAGGTAAGTTTACAGCATCAGCAAAGAAGGCAGGACAGAGTGTTCAAGAACATGCTAAGTCTGTACTCAACAATCCAAATGCAACTCCATTGCAAAAGAAAAGAGCTAATTTTGCTCGTAATGCAGCTAAGTGGAAACATGCAAAAGGAGGAGTTATTAAATCATTAGAAAACTTCGATGCTCAATCCTTTAGAAAATGGTTAGATGAAAATTACGGACAACCTAACTAAAATTTAAAGTATGAAATTCGTATGGGATAAGAAAAGAAAACTCTTATTCTTTATTAACAAGTTACTTCCTTTTAAGGGCTTCAAGTATTTTAATTTCTTTGGGATAATGGTCACTAGAATAAAGAATGTTCTAGAAAAATTTACTGATATGGCAGCCAGACATGAAGGAACTCATACAATACAAATGTTAGAAGTTGGAATACTTCCTTACTTATATGTACTGGAGTTCCTTATTAAGTTAGTTATTTATAGAAATTGGAATACTGCATATAAAGCTATTTCTTTTGAAAGAGAAGCTAGAATGGCTCAATATGAGGTTGATTATTATGAAAGCAGAAAAGTCTTTCAATACAAATGGATTAAAAGAATATGGCGATGAAATTTAAAGAGTCTTCGTTAGTAAAGAATCATAAAATTCTAACGGGGACTAAAAGAGACATGAGAAAGAAAGTTGTTAAGTCAACAACTCCTACATCTGATTTAAAAAAACCTACTACTCTTAAACGACAATTAGGAGGAAATATATTTACTACATATAATAGTATAGCTCCTTATGAAGGCCCAGTATTTGAACAGCCTGTAGCTACTGTTGAAATTAAAGAACTTCCGATAAGTAGATTGGAAACTAATAGGCAGAATGTAATGGCTAAAGCAGAGGAGAAAAAAGAAGAGCCAGTTGTTGAAGAGAAGGTAAATACAGAACCTCTTCCCACTTCTAAGGAAGAAACTCCTGTTGTAGAAAATAAAGAATCTGCACCTATCAATATAAAGTCAAAGGATGAATTTATAAAGACAATGACTCCTGCATTTGAAAATGCACTTAAAGCTAGAGGTTTAGATACTAAATATGCAAAGTACTTAGTAGCCCAGTCAGCTTTGGAAAGTAATTGGGGAAAAAGTCAATCAGGAAAATTCAACTTTGGAGGAATAAAGGGGAAAGGAACTACAAGGAGAACTAGAGAAGTAGTAAATGGTAAGAGTATTTACATTAATGACAGTTTTAGAGACTTTAAAGATATAAATGATTATGCTAATTATCATGTATCATTACTAAACAATAAAAGATATAATGCCTTCACTGGAGATTTTATTGATAGAGTAGTTAAAGGTGGATATGCTACTGACCCTAATTATAAGAGAGCATTATCTAATGTATATAATCAGATAGCTAAAGCCCAAGAAGGAATGAAGATTCCAAAGCTGCAAAATGCAGGAGAGTTAAAAGCCAGAATATTAAGACGATTTAGACAAGAGAAATCAGATGCTCATAATGAAGAACTAATTGGCTTCGATTGGAGTAGATATAAATCTAATAAACCTAAACCAGAAACTACACCTACTCAAAGTGAACAGTTAGAGAATGGCGGTGTTATTAAAGCACAAGACGGAATAGTAACTCAAGCTATTAATAAAGTTAAAAGTTTTCTTCCAAAAGAAGAACCTAAAGAGCCTGTTGATGTTGTAGATATTATTAAAGAATATGCTCCTAGTGCTGCAACTTCATTCTTATCTGGAAGTGTTAATCCTTTTATCAATAAGCTATTAGAAGGAAAGAAGTCTTCTCTAGATTATTCCCATAAATTTGGAAGTACAGGGAATAAGTTTGAAGAGTTTGCAAGTGTAATGACTCCTATTTTTAAAGAAGCATTGGAAGAAAATGGATTGCCCATTACTAATCTTAATAACTTAGTAAGGCAAGCAGCATTGGAAAGTAATTATGGATTAGACCCTAGAGGTGAAAGAGGGTTTAACTTAAGTGGAATTAAACATCCAGGTGATTCGATAGCTCCCAAATATAAGAAGAGCAGATACAAAGACGGATTTGATTATATAGACTTTGATAATCTAAAAGACTATGCTAATTATAAAGTAAAAGTACTGAATGATAGATATAAAGCTCTAGATGCTAAAGATACTAATGACTTTATAGATAGATTACATGGAAATAATTCTGGAAAGTATAATTATAGTGCAGATAAAGATTCTTATAGAAGAAATTTGAATGGAACTTTATCACTTAATAAGTACTTAAAAAGAGGTGGGATATTGAAGTATCAGAACCCTTCTAGTGGGATTCAGAGAAGAGACGCCATTAAAGATTATAGACCTCAAATTCAAGAGCCTATAAAGCAACAATATACTCCAACTTATTCTGAAATAAGTCAAGATAATAGAAGTGAATGGGAGAAATCACAAAGTCGTGAGAAAGCCGATAAAGCATATAAAGATTATATGCAAGCTAAAAATACAGAAGAAGGTTTGCATAATTTGAATGGATTCCTTACTTTTACAGATTATGTGGGCTTAGGTACTGGTGTTGGAAGTATTATTGGTAGAGGATTGAAGTATGCTGGTAAACAAGCCATAAAAAGAGCTACAAAGAATAAGATGCTAAAAGAATTAGGAGAAGATTATACTAACAGATTGATAAGGGCATTGGGAGATAGAAAAGACTCTAGACTTAATGCAACAATGAAATTTGGCAATATAACAGCCGAGTTTGCTGACTATTTAAAACAACAAGGAGTTGACATTTCCAAATTCACTGATAGAGATTTAATAAATCTGATGTCTCTGAGAAATGAAAGTGTAAATAGTAATCTACCTTTATCTGGCAGATTCTCTCTTATATCAGATAGAAGAAATAACGGGGTTCTATATTATCAGTCAGACTTATATTCTGGTAAGAATAATAAAATAGGACAATTATATGGAGAAGCTATAAATAAGGATTTAAAAGTCAGTTCTTTATCCAAAGAAAATCTAAGCACAAGTAAGGAGAAAGGAATAAGTGAGGATTTATATAATTCTGTTATTCAATATGCAAAGCAGAAAGGTTACAATGGTGTAAGGTCTGGAGATTTATTACAAAGTCCTGAAATTACTTATAAAGTTTGGGACAAGTTTTCTAATAAAGAACTTATTGGAACGTTTGGAGAACATTCTTTTAATTTTGGAGAAACTATTCGAAATCCTAAGAATAGAGTCACTACCATTTTTGACGGTAATGTTTATAGATTAACTACTCCAACAAAATTTATACCCACCAAAAACGAATGGATGTTTCATCCTAGCATTATAGACAAAAATACTGGTAAATTACAACCACCTAATTGGAATGATAGGAATATTTATAAAGTAACCCTTCCTGCTGGAATTAGTACTAATTATCTAAACAATAAACTAAATGAAGAATAATTATAAACTTTTATATAGCATCGCAACTCGTTATTATCATACTAATAATTTGGAGGCAGCTAAGATTCTATATGAAGAACTTGTAAGTAACAATATCATTCCAGAATTTGAATTCGATGTTGATTTATGGAATGAAATTGGGGCTAAGCATGGAGCTTGGATGTTTTTTAAAGATTCCATGTGGGATAAATGTGATGCTGAAGAAAAAGAACTTATACAAGTCTTGTCAAGGTTATATGTTAGGTTTATGAAATATGAAGAATGATAAATATAATAAGGTAATTTGCCAATTAATAAGAAGTAATTACTATGCAGATGATTTAAAGGCTTTGAAATTAATATATGAACGTCTTGTTATAGAAGGAGTCATAGACGAATTTCAATTTGATATGGAGCTATGGAATGAGTTTAAGGAAAAAATTCCCTTCTCACATACTAGCTATTTAATGTATTTTAAAGATAGTAACTCTAAAATAGACTTTTCTGTTGTAATGCTATTACAGGAAAAGTATCCTTATTTCATGGGAATAATAAATGAAAGAAAACATCAATTATAAAATACTATATAGAATATTAAGGCAATACTCCTATAACCGAAATATGGAGGCAATGAATATACTATATAAAGAACTCGTATTAGAGGGAGTTATTCCAGAATTCAAATTCAATATGGAAGTTTGGAAAAATGATAAATCGGGTAAAAATGTATGGAAATGGTATCAAGAAGGAATTTTAGATATTGAATGGGAAGAACCTATGTTAATCATATTATTAATGCAAGAATATCCTTATTTTATGGGAATATTTAACGAATAAATAAATGAACTATGGAAAATGAATTAAATAACAAACAACAATCTAAAGTGGCATACGTGCAATATGATGCCACTTTAGCAACACTAGAAGAATACGTTAATGCTTATAAACAACAGTTTCTAGATTGTGATATTATGATAGTGCCTAAGTTAGGAAGTATAGCTATTCATTGACAATAGTATTTATCTTATTTTCTAATCTCTGAATATCTTCTTTAAGTTTCACCAATTCGGATGGTATATTGTCACTGTCAATAATTCCGATAATGCAATCACATTCGCTACACTTGACAGCTAAATAAGCTCCTGGTCTAGTACCTTTAATAGATATATTATCTACTTCAAAGGATGAAGAATTGAAACATTTAGGGTTTGGACATTTAAGCATAATCTTACAATTTAAAGGTTAAACAATACCACAAAGATAGTAATTAAAATAACGAATAAACAAATGAATTATGGAAAATGAATTAAATAAATGGATTAGAGTGCAAAAGCATCCTATATTAAAATGTGGGGCAATAACTATAGAAAATAAGCAGGTTAATGTTATGGCACTGTTTAGGAACGGGAACAGTACTATAATGGTATGTTACGATAAGGAAAGCGAATACGCTTTTAGAAGAGAGAATGATAGGTCTGATTGGAAGCCTATTAAGTATATTCCAAGAGAGATATTGAATGAATTAGGTGGAGGACCAATAATAGATGACTTTCCAAGAATATAAGAAATGAACCAATAAGACTAAAAGATTGGCGTAATGAGTTGTAATATATTTTAATATTATCTATTTTGTTAAGTAACTGATTTTTAGTAACTTTGTAGAAATAAAAGTAGTCCAGTTCCCGCTAGAACCGTGAATAACTAATTAATCTCGTGGACTATTAATTATCTCATAATGTTTGCGAGGGGCTATGTTTATGATTATCTATGCAAAGATATGATTATTTTCTAAGATTAATAAAAAAAGGTGGTATTGCAGTACCACCTTTACTGTTACATCTACTTGATTGAAATAATCTTGTAACTAACCAACTAAATTTACCTACGAGGTAATCTTCTTCGATGTTCTCTCACGAACTCGACTTTGCCAAATCTTGTACGTTTGTATGCGTGTACAAGAACAGGCTTCTTCAAAATTGTTTGTAACGTATATTCCATTACTTTCCATTTAGAAGTTAATAACTAATTAATCTAGTAGATACTTGTTCAGTTATTACTTGATAGGAAGGTGGAGATATACGTTACAAATATATAAAAAGATAATTATAAATTAATAATTAAACAAATGAATAAATGAGATTCATAACTTTCGTAAGACAAATGTTTACTTCACATTCTGGAATCTCGTCTAAAAGAGTGTGTGGAGTAATAGGGTGGTTTGTTGCAGTTGTAGTACTTATATATTGTACTATAATGTGTATACAAGCACCATTAATGATAGATACATTTTTAATATGTATTATGGCTTTACTTGGTATAGATTCAGTAACAGGTATTTGGAAAAAATTTAGTAACAATGAAGGAAATTCTGAAGAAAATAGTAAACTTCCTAAAACAAAGTGATAAACTAAAACATTGTTTAGTTAATCTTTTAGTAATGTTAATTGCTGGAAGTATTAATATTTGGCTAGGTATAGGTCTAGCAGTAGGTTTATCATTAGGTAAAGAGTATGGAGATAGTAAAGCTCCGGGTAATAAATGGGATTGGTATGACATCCTTGCAGATGCAATTGGAATAGTAACAGGACTTTTATTAGTTCTTATATAATAGAAAAGGCGAGTACCTATTTGGTGCCCGCCTTTATTTGTATCATCATTTTTTCTGCACTTTCTCTAACCTCTCGTGCTGAATTTCTTCTTCCTATATAACCTATAGGTTCTGATTTATTAAATTCAGAAAATAGTTTTCCTGTATATCTACCAAGAAACATTATATCTTTCTCACATAATATAACAAGAAAATATGTAGGATATTTATCCTCAAATATTTTAGTTTCTCCTTCTAATTCATGAAGAATTTCAAATTCGCGTATATCATATTCCATTATTCTGTTACCTCAATGAATGCATCCCATGCCTTTCTAAAGCTATCTCCTGATACTGAAAATTCTTTTTCATGAGTTCCATCTTCCTTCTTATTATAAAGACATAGGGTAAATATATTTTCATATCTATTTAATACTAGTAACTGATTTGGATGTTTTTCATTCCATGTGTTTATTGCTTCGTTCATTCCCAATCAAGTTTAAATGAGGGTGAATAGAAAAATATCTTTGCATGTAAGACTCCATTAATAGTTACACAAGGCATTAGTTTATGCCAAAGATTTGTATTCATGTAAGTACTCTTATATTGTTCTGGAAGAAATACTACTGAAACATGTCCTATATTTAAAGCTATTCTTGCTGGGTCTTTCTCAAAATCTTCCTCTTCTATAAATACTCCATTTATATTACTTACTGGATATGTTAATTCAAATGTCTGCATTATTTTATATTTGTCTTACGCTTATAATTGAATCCTCCCATAAACTTGGACTCTTCTTTAATAAATCTAATACGGTTTGTCCTAAGTCATTCTCTGAACATACTACTGATTGGTTAGTAAAGAGTTCTATTATGCCATAATCAATTCCGTATCCTCTAAGTCCAGTAAGAGTTACTTCATATTTCTTAGGTCTTCTAGAAGTAAATTGTATTTCAAGATACTTACTTGGGTATATTGCACTACTGTAACTCATTAGTCTTTAGTCTTTATATAGAGTTGGCAATGGCAAGTTCCTTCTTCCATTTCTCTAAACTCTTTACACATACATACTGTATCATCTTCTCTTACTAAAGAACAAGGACAATACTTCTTACCATATTTATCCTTGTTCTTCTTTAATCCTGCGAGAACTGTGTCTCTTATTTCTTTATTCGATGTTACTTTTATACTCATAAGTACAAGTTATAGATGGCAATCCTAACGTGCAATTACATACTAATGTTTTTCCTGTTCGTAAAGATTCAAGATAGTTAGAACATTTACTACAAGGTGTTGGGACTTCTGGAAGTCTAATACATCCCGCAATAAGACTATTGCCATCAGATATTTTATATACATCTCCTTCTGCAACGTCCTCATCTGGAACATTTACTAAATCAGTTTCAGAGATATTTTGTAACAACTTATTTAATACTTCTAATTCTTCTAATGCAGGTCTTTTTCCTGTTGCGTATATTTCATCATAATCATTTCCCTTGATTATTTCAGCAATTCTATTAAGTATAATTTCTCTTAAATTTCTAATCATAATTTAAAAATATTGTTTCCATGTCTGGAAGGTAATAAATCCATTCTTCTACTATGTATGCATCCATATATAAAGCTTCCTCAACTAGGTTGATTTCCTGATTCATCTTTCTCTAATTCTTTTATTTTATTCTTTAGTTCTTCGTTTTCCTTCTTTAAAGATTCATTCTCTTTTCTAAGAGTCTCTAATTCAGATGTTAATTGAATTATATTCTGTTCTTGAGATGCAAGGGCTGCATTTCTTTTATTAATGTCAGCCACTGCATATTCAATTCCTTGCTCAAGATTTTTTAATTCAATAATACACTTACGTATTCCTTCTACCATATATATTTAAGATTATCATGCTGGATATCTAAGTCTTCGAGGAATTGAGCAGCATCCTTAATTCCATGCTTTCCAAACATCCATTCTACTTCCATATCATCTTCTGTAAGCTCAAGATTATGTACTATTTGTACCATAGTTTCTGCCAATGCCTGAATCTTAGAGAGTTTAAGATTATTCATTTCTCTCGCTTCCGAGATAGTAATGGGCCAAGGAATGATAGAATAGATAAGTTCTTCTTTGAGTTTATAATAGTCTTCAATAAGCTCCTCTCCATTAATATCATAGTCTTCATAATTCTTACTAAAGTCTATCGTATAAGTAGTATTGTCTACTTCAATTACTCTACTGGTATCCTCGCGATATTCTACCATTTGTTTTTCATGTCTAAAGCCTAATAGCCCTAGTATGTCTCTAACTTCTTGTAAAGATTCCTCTCTTACATAAATTGTTTTACCTTTGAGATAACCTTTTAATTCATCAAAATTATCAAAGGTAAATTCTTGTTCTTGTATAAAGTCTGCTTGTATAATTATAATTGGATTCATATTAGTCTAAGTCGTTAATTGTTTTTTCATTGTTTGCTAAATAATTATCTATTGCTTTTATTATTGATTCTTTGGTTCCGTTACAAATAAGGAATCCTGCATTTTGTAATATCTTAATTATATTTGTTTGATTAATTTCAGATTCTAAACCTAATATATCTTGTTTAAGTTCTACAAATTCATTCTCTAAACTTTCTATATTTTTAAATTCCGAAATTCCAGTATATATCGCATCTATTCTCTCTTGAAACTTATCAAAGATAGCTTCTCTTATTTTTGTATTATCATCATAAGTATGAAGAAACCGTTCTAAGGATGACACAAGAAGATTTGTTCTTCCAGTTCCAAAGTATTGGTCTACTTTAGTAAGTGTCTTTGAATTTAATAAGTAGTAAGAATTAGAAGAAGGAATTTGTATAGTTGCTTCTTTATTCTCCATATCTATTTTTATAAATCTATCATCTAATTTATTTATTAGTTCTCTAAGAGCTAATTTGTCAAATCCTGTATGTATGATACATAAATCATCCAATAACCATAATGCTATTTCTTTTGCTGTCATTTACTTAATCCATTGTCATTTGTAATTTAGAATCTCCCTTCAATTGTTTCAATTCGGCTTTTAATTTCTCTACTTCATTGGATAAGAATTTTATAGTTTTACTATTTTCTTTTATTTCTTTATCATGCTCTTCAAGTTTCTTCTTTATAAAGAGAACGTCTTGTGCGATTTTAGATAAATCAAATAGCTTAAGTTGAATTGGAACTCCAGTTTCAGGGTCTTTTTTATCTGTATCTATAACTTGTAATATTCCCTTATCTTCTAACTCTTTGTTTCTTCTATAAATAGTAGAGGCACTTAATCCAATTTCATCAGAAAGTTCTTGGTTAGAATAGGTTAACTTTCCAAATCCTTCTTCATCTTTATACATATATTGTTGTGTCAATATAATATATATTCTCTGTTGAGAAGTAAGGTCTACATCTCTCATAAATTTGTAAGTGAACATTTCGAAATTCTTAGAAGAAGGATTAAATTTATAAACATTTTTTCTTCCTTCTTTCCTAACTGAAATGTCCCCGTTAGCCACAAGATTTTTAATTGCTTTATTAACTGTAGTTTTACTTACCCCGGCATCTTTTGCTAGTGTTTCCATAGATGGAAAAGCTTCGTAAGTGTCCTTATTCATATATGTTTTCAAGTAACTGTAAACATAGACATCAGTAGGGTCTAGGTTATGTTCTTTGCACATATCATTTGGAACTTGAATGTGTTGTGGTTTTTTCTCCATCTCTTTATGTCTTAAATTTTAATAGTACAAAGATACTGCAAATTTTCAACAGTACAAAATCTGGACTATTAAGATTTGTTAAAGTGCTGAAAATCAAGGGTTTGTCAAAATTGTACTAAACCATTTTCAAAAATGTACCATTCGATGTCAAAAGTGAACCGATTATTTTCAAAAGTGGACTCTAACTATACTTAATCTATACTTAATAAGAACTATATGTAATCTCGAAAAACTTCGTTTTTCTCGGCAGACAAAACCTCGCGAACAGTATTTTGAGTCTATGTACGTTTTTACTCAAATTTTTTATTTTCTTCTTCACGCGCGTACATTATATATAGGTACTTAAATAAAGTCCCCCCCCCCCCTTTTTTTTAAAAGTTGTTTATATTATTGTAAGTTCCTACTATCATTAATTTGAAATCTTCCATAGATAAATCATTTTTAGCATCGTTTATTGCCCAAGATACTACATAAATATTATCAGGAGTATATCCTTTAGAATTATCTATCCTATCTATTGAAGGTTGAAATATCTTACCTTTACCATAACATAGATTAACTCCAGAGTATTTGCATTTATATTGTTGCTTTTCTAAAATCTCCCTAATATTTTCCTCTGTTATAGTATGCTCACTTACTGTATCTCTTCTTAAAAAAGAATCCCTACTTCTTTCAAATAGTATCCTAGGCATATTTTCTATATCTGATTTATATTCCAATTCTTTTTGGTAACTAATTTTATTTTTACATTCTTTACAAACAGTTTTATATCCCTTATAAAACATTTCTGGATTTGACTCTCCACATATAGAACATTTGTACTCTTTCGTATCATCTCTTTTGTGCTGAATTCCAAGCTCTGTTTTAGTTGTGCCACTTATTTTTCTTTTTACTGGAGAAGAGTGTTTGTTTAGCACATTATACCATTTATCTCCAAAATGTTCTTCTATTTTAGATATTTTTGTTTTAGTTGGAGTATCTTGAGAATCTAACAACTTAGCTAATTCTTTGTTAGACATGGGAACATATTCTCCTTTAAGAGTATTAAACAATTCTAATAAAACACATTTACTATTAATGTGCAACCCCTCTTCAAAAATAAAGGCAGGACACTCAAAAGTAATATTTAGTTAAGATGGAAAATATAAGATTAGTCGAAACAGCCATAAAGTATATTAACTACATGAGCGAATGGACAGTACCCTCTAACGCCCCCCTAGGGTAGTTGGAGAAAAATGAAAATAAATTCATTCTTTCCAAACGGAAAAATTACTAATTTAAAAAGATTTACAATCATGGAAAAGATTAATTTAACAACAACAAAAAAAGTTAAGAAAGTCGCATACATTAAAAGCAATAACAGAGCAAAAAAAGAAATACGTGTACAGGATACACATTACTTTGAATTTGCTTTTAACACTGTAATAATGTGTAATGAACTTAACTACGGAATGTAAAAACATAAGGCGGTGAAATTCCGCCTAAACATAGAAATTTTATTTAGTAACAATTTTAAACAAAAAAAAGATTATGAAAGCAAAATTAACAGTTGCAAATGTAAAGTCATCAGAAATCAAAGAATTAATGGCAATAGCCGCAAGTGCTGGAAGTGATAACGGTTTAAGCCCTAATTACTTTTCAGTCCCTACGCCTATTATTGAACCTAAAACAATTCGTGGCGGTGCAAAACCGTATGCTGCTTTTGTTACTTTGTTGTTCAATCCTGAAACTTTGGAGTTCGTAAAAATTGGTAGTGTTTCAGTACGTGGTGTACAAAGAACGGCAAATGTTTGTGAAAGTGATACTTTGCCCGAAAATTGTACGCTCGAAATGATTAGAAAAATGCCACAGGTCGAAATTATTGCCGGCAGCTCACGCCAAAACGGAAAATCAGCTTACGAAACTATTGAAACATGGTGGAAAGAAAAACGGGTAATTGCACCAATTGAGCAAAAGAATTGCGTTAATATTGGCTTTGATGCAAACGGACAGCCCACAATGGAAGGCACAACAGTCCGTAAACGTTGGTTGTTTGAAGCAAAAGTAAACGAAAAGATTTACGAAAAAGTTGGCGAAGTATTGAAAGAATTATACGACGCTTCGCAAGACGAAAATCTAAAGTCACATTTTGACGCTGCAAATATAGATTTACCGTTTACCCGTTAATCTGTTAATCTGTAAACACATAGGATAGTCAGAAATGACTATCCTTTTTATCCTTCATGTAGCACTCCTATAATCTATAAGCAGCATGTAGCCATGTACACAGCAACGAAGCACTATGGAAAAAAGACTGGACAGTTTAAAACTGTTCTAGGATATGTTACAGATGAAAAGGTTAAGCGGATTCGTGACATGCGGACAAATGAATATCTCCCTTGTTCACAATGTTATCCCACAACTCCCTTAATGTATTTACTTCTTTTTAAGCAAAGTAAAGCAACAGTTTGGGAAATAATTCGAGTCTTGCCGGTGTGAGGAGGGTAGATAGGAGCACGAGGAGTCTACTTATCGCCCACTATTTTCCCAATTTTTCCAATTTTCAAAAACTCACCAGAAATACAGTGGATGTAGTCAATTACAATTAATTCTCTCATTCTGTATTTTTTAACCCTATTTATATCCTATTTTTTATTTTAACTAATAAACATAGATGAATATAATAAAGAATGTAGTGGCATTAATCTTAGTTGGGATTGTTTGCCTTGGTCTGTTAATCAGTGCCTTAATTCTGTTAGCTACAACTGGAGTTGCAATCAAGTATATTGCAGGCTACGAAATCACTCACTGGAATTGGGGTTTGTTCGATACTGTTTGTATGAACATACTTGCATTATCTCCAATTCTCCTATTCATTAACTATATCCGTAATAAATTCTTTAAACAATGCAAAGAAGAGTTATAACATCAGTATTTTTTGCTCTTATCTTGGAAGGAGAACGTCCTGAAGAAAGATTAGAGAAGTTGAACGAACGTCGCCGTAAACTCTTGGGTTACTTAGAAAAGGCAGAACTTGCTTGGGCTCAAGAGCCAACTGAAGAAAATCTTGCAATTGTCGAAAACTTCCGCGAATGTATTGACGATGTGCAGGATGAAATTACAGCATTAGTTAATGAACTGTAACACCGTTAAGATTCCATAAAGGATATTTATAGTCACTAATAGAGCTCAAATCTTAGAACAATATGAAATTGAAAGAACTTCCAGTAAATGCAGTGATTGAATCATTATCAGAAGAGGATAAGAAAATCTATCTTCCGGGTATTTTGTTTTCGGGTATAGTTGATACAGAAATGGAACTCGCCCAAGCCGACAACCCAAATGAACGCGATGAGTGTAAGAATTTGATTGACGAACTCTACCTCTGCGGCAGTAACAATGGTATTAACACATTTGACTTGCAACTCACTGTTGCACAGTCGTTGCCTATTGCTCTCGAAGCAGAGGGCATTTAAAATCCAATCTTATGAATAATTGATTTTAGTTATACATTATATTTATTAATTGTGCCAATAAGGGAGTCAGGCCTTGTGTGGCTTCCAGTACGCTGTTGAGTGGTGCGCAACACTCTGATAAGAACTGACTATCATACTATTTAATAATACAGCCTGCTAAACAACGATGTTTATGGATGAAATGTGTTATGAAAGCAGTGTACTTAAATTATCCAAGATAGTGGTAATGAGAAAGGAATAATTGCTATATTCCAAGTAGTCGAAGGCCAAGACGAAATCCAGCCGGGTTGGTAACCATTACAACCATTTTTTATAAAACTAATATGACAAAAGCGGGGAAATCCGCTGGTCGGGAATGTAGCTCAATTGGATTAGAGCATACCGCTACGAACGGTAAGGTTGAGAGTTCGAATCTCTTCATTCCCTCAAAAATTCATGTTGTTACTTCATTTTTTTTAAATTAGTAAAGATTTGTCTTGTATGTGAATACAGGGCAAATCACCCGTTTAATGTAGCCATATCTTTAAAGGTATGAGAGTCTAAAGCCTCTATAAATACAGATAGGACGAACATTATTAATAGAAAATAAGAAAAGATGAAAACATTTGGGCCTGTATGGTTTTGACAGCATAGAGAAGGTAATAGAACGTGTAGAGCGCAATCTCTGTAAACGAAGGAAAACAATAAATGCTGAAAGAAGCGATGTAAGAATGGCAGCCTAAGCTGCTGGCTTATCTATTAAATTAGCTCTAAGTCGGGTCAATAGGAGAGACCTAGAAACAGAAGAGGTGTGGGAAGAAGCATATAGAGCAGCCCACTTAACTTGAACGCCAAAGGTTAGTAAAGCTGAAATCTCCTAATGTCATAAAGCAGATGGAAGATGTGGTCCATGAGGTGTGACGAATCTCTAAACATCATCCGTTCTCCAACGTAAATGGAGTGGTGGAGCGACCGTTCGGTCAAGCCCAGTTTGGTAGTTTGCTAATTAGTTAAGTGGGAAGGTGCTAGATGAGCCCACTTGTAAAGAATCTAGCTCTTCTAATAAAACTATCTACACGCTGAACTCAACAGCTGATGTAATAAAATAGAGACACACGTAAAATTCTATTATTGGACTTTGTTTGGACGGCGGTTCGACTCCGCCCAGGTCCACAATCAATTATTAATAACTAAAATTTCAAGATTATGGGAAAGAAAAATGATGCAAAAGAGATTTGTAGAAAGTACAATGTGGTAAGAGACGAGAACAGAGGTAAAATCTTTACCCTTAGTGAACTTTCGACTTTATTGAAGGGAATCCTGCCTGGTCTTCCTACATATTCCACAACTGCTCAAGAGTTTGGGCTGTTCGAAGCAACAAAATCAGGATACAAACTTCCAAACGACCCAGTTTACATTGGAAGAGTGGAGAACTATCTCAAAGAATACAGACAAAAAGCTAATGAGCTGAATAAGCGTAGCAGAGAAAAGAAGGCAGAAATGGCTGCTTCCGAAACTCCCACAAACACTCAACAACCTGAAATCATGGATGAAAGTGAATTGGTTGAATCAGCAATTGCTATTCTTAAGCAGACCGGAAATTACAGAATCCTGAAGAAAGTTGTAACCATTACTTGGGAGGAAGTGTAAGTGAGTGTAATTCAGCAAGTTTATTTGCCAGATGCCAAGTACTCAATCTATATAAAGGGAATTAAACCAGATAAAGACAATCCTTTGTCTGGTGAGATTACTCTTAATGGAAATCCTACTCGGCTTGAAAGACATGAACGTTATCACTTTGATAAAGAGCGTGATATGTTTGTGACTGATAACTATGACATTCCTACATTCTTTATTACTAAGTTCTTGGAAGAGAACGATTGTATTATCGAAGAAGATGGAAAGTCATTTGTGTGCTTTAAAGAAGTTGTATTTAAATCCAATTACTAAATGTTATCAATATTATATTCTGATTTTAAACAGTTCGGTTGCCCAAATTGTGGATGTGATTCTGCTAAAGGGAGTTGTGTATCTGGTGGAGGATTATCCTCTGCAACTTGTAGACATTGTGGACTTAAATTCGAAGTAAGAGGTCATGTTTCTATGATTTGCAAATATGCAATCTATCCGGAAGACCCTGAGAATCCTCATTCTGAATATGTAATGGAACAGGCAATCCGTATTCCTCATCCAAGGATTGGTATTCCAAGCTGGCATTGGATGCCTAAGGACGAACGTCCAGAAGAAGGAGAATATTGGAACTCCAGAGGTGTTGGATATGATTTATCTGGATTCGTAAAAACTAAGAAAGCAGGTGAACGTATTCTTGCTATGGTACACGAGGTTCTTGGAACTACAGAGTGTAAAACATTCTTGGATTACAGACCAAGTGAGCCAACATGGATTCAATTCAAATTTCAAAAAGAGGAATTTGACCTTGATATGCTTGACGCTCTATCCAGAAAGAATAATGGAGTTATAACTAAAGAAATCATTGAAAGTTGTAAACTATGAACGGAATCATTGAACGGATGTTAGAGAATGCCCAAGAACATGGGTGTCTCAATGAAGTAGTGAAATCTGCAATTGAAATAGCTCAGAAAAATCCTGACTACGATATTGAACAAGTATGTGTATCAGCACAACTTGAAAACGACATTTATTAATCCATAAAACTATATTTAAAGATGAAGAAATTAGAATTTGCGAAGGTACAAGAAGGTGAAAATAAGTTGGCAATTGAAGTACAGAAAGAATCTCCGGTGGTTGCCGTTACCTCTCAAGATGGGATGCTCGAATATATCCTGATTGACAATGAATATCCCGAAGTTGTTGGAGATATTATTGACCTCATTGAATCCGAACTTGGTGTGGAAGCTGTTGCATTGGATGAAGATATCTTCGGTGAAGATATCACAGTTGTCGTTGTTCAATCTGACAATGTGAAAGTATCCAAGAGTCCTTATCAAAACTATGTTGTCTTGAGTACTCCGAACATCTGCTTGAAGACTCAAATCACCCAAATGTAATTATTATGAATGGTGTATTAATAGCATTATGCGTGGTATTGATTCTGTGTTTCATCTTTAGTACACCGAATTAATGGAATTTCTTTATGGTATGATAGCCTTTCCAATTATATATGGATTGGCTATCTTATATGTTAAGTGGAAGAAAGGAGTTTAATATGGATTTCATAATTTATCTTCTTCAGGGAACTTTGTGTATGGCAGCCATTGCTGCTGGATTTACTTTTATATGTTGGCTATCAACCAAGATATTTAAAGATTGAATTTACAAATTTTAACTAATAAAGGTTTGTAAGCTCGATTTTTTGTAGTATCTTTGCATCACTTAATCAAAAAGGAAAAGTATGATAGAATTTATACTGGGAGTAATCATAATCTTCATTTTATTCTTATTCGTTTTATTCGGAATGTTTATTCTTGCTGGTGCAATGATTGACTACATTTACAACGACGATATTGATGAAGGTGGATTCTAAATAACAAGGATGGCTCTATGGCGGAATTGGTAGACGCGTCAGGTTTAAGCCCTGATGTCCAGAAATGGGCGTGTGAGTTCGAGTCTCACTGGAGCTACAAGTAATAATGAATTAATAACCTGAATATGTTTGACAGAAAAAGAACATCGCTTTATGAAGTAACTCCTAAAGTTACTAAAGGTTCGGGAGTACAAGCTTCCAAGTTTGAAAATATCTTCCAGAGAGAAGCATATAAGATGGAACATCAAACTACATCCGGTAACGGAAGTTTGAAGTATGATACGTCAGGTAATGTATTTGTCGATGACTTCGCAGCCATTGGTAATTACAGAAAACCCAGAGAGTTTGCTGAGGTTTCCCAGACTATGGAAAGGCTTTGGGCAGTAGACCCATTGACAGCTATTAAAGAAGCAGTGTACATTCGTTTGATTACTCGTAATCCGAAACTGTTTACTGGCAAGAAATTGGGTGTTCAAAGAGGACAGGGACTTAAATCCGAGTTCTTCATGAGGATGATTTGGCTTGCCATCAATCACCCAAAAATCTTCAAAAAGAACTTACCTGTGTTTGTTACAGCAGGTTCGTGGGATGATGTCTTTGAAATTCTAAGGCTTGACCTTGAATATCATGGTGCAGTCAATAAAGTTCTTGATTGGAAATACATCATCAAATTTATTGTCGGTGGATTGGCTGATGATAGCCAAACTAACTTGGTGAGAAAGTATCTTCCACAGATAAAGCCAAGCAAGAAGTGTACTTCTTTGCGTTCTCAATGCAATAACTTTATTGCAAAGAAAATCGTTAAAGAAATATTCGACTTGGGAGAAGGTGAAGGAGGTAAGTGGCGTGCATATAAAATGTATCGTGAACTTAAAGCATCAGGCAATGCCCACAAATGGCAGCAGGCAATTAGCCGTCAAGACTACAAAAATCTTGATTTCGATTCGATTGCTGGTAGAGCACTTGCATTACTTGCTAAAGGTAAGTTCTTAGAAAACCACAACCTGACACAGGCTTACGAAAAATGGCTCGCAGCAAAACCAGTGGCTAAGTTTACAGGATTTGTGTATGAACTGTTCCCTGATACGGGATATTATGGAACACACAGCAATCTGAAGCCTTACCAGATTGAGACAATAAATAAACAGTTTATGTCTCTTATCGAAACAGCTAAGCAAGATATGAACCGTAAAACCGGACTTATCGCTGTTCTTGACACATCTGGTTCCATGACTTCTAAGGCTGCCGGACTTGGTGTCAGTGCATATCATGTAGCAAAATCCATTGGTCTGTATCTGTCATACTTACTGGAAGGGAAGTTTGCAAATACTGTACTTGAGTTCTCAAATACTTGCATAATGAAAGAGTGGAGGGGAGATACTCCTTATGAAAAATTCACTAAGTTTCAAGGCAATGGTTATTGTGGAACTAATCTGATGTCAGTTGCACAACTTCTTGTATCTCTTAGAGATAAGGGATATGCAGAAGAAGATTTCCCAAATGGTATCGTCTGTATTTCTGATGGTGAGTTCAACTCCGTTGGACGTAATCAATCAGTGTTTACTGCGTTCCGTCAACTATTGAGAACGAGATTCTCTAAAGAGTTCGTTGATAACTTCGTTATGGTTCTATGGGATATTCCTAACGGATATTATTCCTCAAGTCCTCGTCCGAAGTTTGAATCACTCTGTGACGATGCATATACTTTCTATATGAGTGGTCTTGACCCAGCTGGAATTGCCTTCCTTACTGGTAAAACACCTGTTGAAAGTATTCCGAAAAATGCTCTGGAATTGTTCCAAGCAGCAATGAATCAAGAATTACTGAATATGCTTACTCTCTAACAGCGGTTAGGCAAAGATTAAGTAGATAGGTAATGTCTAACAAGGATTAGGTACAGCAAGTACACAACTTATACTATATAAATAAGGACGAAAGCTCTCGAAGGTACCGGAAGGTAAGAAGGGGCACGAACCTAATCCGTAATCAATAGTGTCAAATCCCAGAATACGGGAGAATAGAGAGTGACCTGCGAACTAAAAAAGAGACTGTGAGGTTCGCAGGCAAACGGGGAATTAGCTCAGTTGGTAGAGCGCTGGACTGAAAATCCAGGACGATAGCGGCAGTTCGATTCTGCCATTCCCCACAATTAAATGAGTTATTAATTAAAGATTAATATTATGAATGGATTATTAATAGTGTTGGGATTTATTATGCTTGTGGCTTCAATCCTATTTAAGGAACCTAGTGCTTACCTTTGTGGTATGGCAGGAGGGCTTTTCTTATCCTCGATAGTTGCATCTTTTTATCCAAAAAAGGCCTAGTATGAGAAAGGTAATTTACTTATTAGTTATTATATCCTTAGTTGGATGTACTAGAGTTGAGCCACGATACATTTGGGATGTAGAGACCGCAGGTTCGAATCCTGCTACCTAGACTTTTGTGTTGATTTTTAGTTGTTAATTGATTACAAAGATGTGCAACAGCAAACTTATAATATTTACCAAATATTAACATCATAGATGCACATCTGTTTTTTCGGGCACGTAACCGGTAATTGGTAGCCGCAGGGACTGTAAATCCCTTCCTTAATTGGACTGCAGGTTCGAGTCCTGCCGGGCCCACATTTGTTCGTTTTTATTGTTTTTAAAGATGTCTTGCAGCAATATTTAATATTATTCAATGGATATATGAAAAGGACATCTGCATATTGGGCGGTACTCAAGTGGTCGACGAGAATGCTCTCCAAAAGCATCAGCGAAAGCTCACTCAGGTTCGAATCCTGACCGTTCAGCAAAAAAGTTCTCATAGTTTCTATAATTTTATTTTTTAAATTAGACACATAAATGGATTGCTTGGGAAAGTAGTCCATTCTTTAACAGAAATTAACAGTTACTATTTTGTAACATTAAAAATATGTAGTATCTTTGTACTCACAATTAAGGAAATAAATTATGATTGATGTGATTGAACACGTTGTTGAAGTTGGAAAGTCTATTAAGAACGGGCGAACAACTCAGGACATTGCCATTAAGTTGGCAGAAGAGAGTGGTGAGGTAATGGGAGAAATCAGTATTATTACTGGCCTTTCTGATTATAAGAAAACAGAAGCTCTCAATCTTTGTGATGAATTGGTCGATACATTTATTAATGTAGTAGACTTGGGAGTAAGTGTTTACGGAGATGATTTCCAAAAACTCTTTGAAGAAAGACTCAAAGTAAAGTGTGACAAATGGATTGAAAAATATAACAAACAAAAGGCTAGTTAAGCCTTTTTAATCTGCGGATGTGGTGTCAATGGTTTTGAGCATGTCTGACTTCCAATCCGTATAATTTATGCGAGAGTAGCTCAAACGGTTAGAGTGAGGGTTCGAATCCCTTTTCTCGCACCATGGAAACAAAATTGTGTACAAAGTGCGGACAAGTAAAACCCATATTTGAATTTGGATTAAATAAATCTAAAAAAGATGGTCTACAATGCCACTGTAAAGAATGTGTGAAGCTTTACAGAAAACAGCATTATGAAAATAATAAACAATACTATAAAGATAAAGCTAAGGCATATAGACAGGCAGGTAGAGATTGTTTAAATGAGTACAAATCCCATTTAATTTGTTCTGAATGCGGAGAGAGCAGATGGTGGCTATTAGATTTTCATCATACTAATCCTTCAGAAAAGGATTGTGAAGTTTCTAAACTAATAGATGCTCCCAATAAATTAAAGAAAGAGCTAGAAAAATGTATTGTTCTATGTGCAAACTGTCATAGGAATTTACATTACACACTACTTCGACAGAAGGAAAAAGAAATTTGAATAATATATTTGCGGAGTGCGTAGAAATGGTATCTCACGAGTTTCATAAGCTTGGGTTCTGGGTTCGATTCCCAGCTCCGCAGGTCACATAGTAGAAACCTCCACGTGGTGTGACTGGATAACCAACCAATTCTACTAAAAATAACAAATGAATGGATATAAGTAACATCATTAATAAAAGATAGTTGTGAATAGAGAACTTAGACGTGAACGCACAAGAAATAAATGGATTTCGAGAGCAAGAAAGATTTACAATTCATGGGGAACTTTTGATGTCCCGATAAGAGGAATTAAACATAGTTATCCAAACACAATAGCAACTTATAGAAATTGTGAATCTATTACAGATTTTCTCAATGATTCCAAGTTTGCTAAGAAACTTAAACATAGTACAGTTGTCGGCAGAAGTAAAATGCATCAGTATGACGTAAAGAAAGAAAATCGTAAAAAACGATATGAAGCTAAAAAGTTAATTAGAGAAGAATGTGAGGATTATGTATGATGTACAAAGAGAATCAGGCGAGGAATATCTCGACCATTACATTTATAAATCACGTAACGAATGTAATCAAATAATTGTCTGTGAAGTGTACAGAACTTACAATGAAACCTTAAACTTTGCCTTTTATGTAACCACTAAAAGGAAGCATGGTTATCAAGAAGGTAAAACAACTGGCAAAGACGGAATAAAGTCTTTATTGTGGGCTAAAAAATGTTTACTTGACTTTATTGATTATGCTAAATGGAAATTCCCAGGAGACTCTATTGAGGTTTATCCTGACGATGAGAGAAGAAGAAAGGTATATGAATATGCTTTACTTCCTTTGGGATTTAAAATAATGAAAAACAAATGCAAAACTTTAATTTATAAATTATAAAGACGATATAGTGTAGAGTTGCATAGCCGCCTTAAACAAGCGGTGGTGAGAGAGTAACGACCTCTTATCGTGGAATACCAAATATCCTTCCTACGCCTCTCCAAATTCGGATATGGATGCGCAAAGGTGGGAGGAAATCAGTCCTATCAACGACCGAAGTAGAAGATAGGTTGAGATACTACTTATATGGACGCATATAGGCAAGTCTCGTAATCCGGACGGTAGCTCAGTTGGTTAGAGCATTACTCTGATAAGGTAAGGGTCGTAGGTTCAAGTCCTACCCGTCCGACCTCACCGTTCACCAGAAGTAACGATAAATCTGGGTGACTTTTTCATACTTATTCAACAAGAAATAAGTGTACTGGACAGCAGGTAAAAAGCTGCACAAGGCACGCAAGTGTGACAGGGAATTAACTCGATTAGTACGTGAGAAGACTATCGAAAGTGGTTCTCTTTAGTAGAATATTTCAGAATAGCAAAAATATAAAGAAGTCTCACAGCAAATTTAATACAACAATTGGTTATATTGTCAACAAAAAGACTTCTGTTTATGCCCAGATGCCCGAGTGATTAAGGGGACGGTCTGCAAAACCGTTTGAGAAATCTGTCGTCGGTTTGAATCCGACTCTGGGCTCTTCCATTTTAGTTAATAAAAAGAACACTTACAGCAAATTATATTCAGCATCAAACTTTTAATTTGACACAGCTTTTATAGTGTTCTGTTTTTAAAACACTACTTTTTCTTAAGTAGTCAGTCCTATTTTTATAGGACTTTTAAGTGCCTTGAGCAGAGCTGGCTACTGCACCGGACTTTTAATCCGGAGGAAGTAATTCCACGCTGGGTTCGAGACCCAGAGGGCACACAAGGTTAGATTGCTCACAAAAATTAAAGATTATGTTTGAAGAACGCAGAAATGCAAAGAGAACTGCACAGAGAATGTTATTTGAAGCATTAACTAGCAAGCCATCTAAGGTTTTAGGTCTGGCAGGTGATTGTCCTGATAAGTATAAACAAGTACTCGAAGAAACTATCCATCCATCTAAAATCTTACTATGTGACAAACATAGATATGGTGGGGAAGTTGTTAGAGGTGATATTGCAACACTACAATATATGGTGAAAGCCCCTATGGTAGATTGTGATTTCTGTAACAGCATTGTTAATGCAAAAGACAGTTTCTTGGATGTGTTTAATACTTTAAATACATTAGAGACTAACGAAAGAAGGGCTTTGTCCTTTACATTCAGCTTAAGATGTGCAGGTGGTATTGAAAGAATGTTTGATTTCTTAAATCAACATCTTTATCAAGGAACTTTGCAAGTTGCTGGTAAATCTAGACTCTTTGGAGGAAGATGGGGAGAACCTTATTTAGTAGAATATCGTCATTCTCAATCTAAATTCATTGATTCAAAACTTATTTCTTACAGAGATACTACCTGTATGTTCTCCGGAATTATATCTTGGTAATATCTTTAAACTAAACTCACAACGGACAAGGCTGTGGCAGGTGATAACTCGCTTGGATACTTAGGAGATAATCTGTAGGAACAACAGAGTCGCTTGTACTAAGAGGAGCGGGAAGTACAAACTGGTGGGATGCGTGTGGTTGACCAGAGTTTTTAGATTATTTATTTATTCATTTAACCCTTAAAAGTATGAAAGTTATGAAATTATTAAAAAGAGCTTTTGTATGGTATTTCGAGCAAGCTTCACACAGCTATACTTGGTTACCAACGGGAACACTTCCAATGGGGGAGTAAGTTCCTACACATAGGGATTATAAATGACTACTGTTTTTACATATTAAAATATATTACAAGGATTACTTACAGCAATTACCTTAAATTATTGCACCAGAAAATAGCGACACATTTAAATAGTAATCCGTATTCGGGGAGTTAGCTATAATTGGCAGAGCAATGGGCTGTTAACCCATAGGTTGTCGGTTCGAACCCGACACTCCCCTCAACTATAACTTGGGGTCATAGTTCAGATGGCTAGAACGTCTGCCTTGCACGCAGAAAGTCGTGGGTTCGAGTCCCACTGGCTCCACTTAATAAAGAATAATATGAAATTAGAACTTACATTTAAAAAGTTAGCTCAACGATGGTTTGTTGATATTCCTTGGGCTGGAAGCATTGATGATTTACAAATGATAAATGGCGCAGACGACTTCTTAGAATGGTGTGCTGCCGGACTTGAATCTATAACTCTTAGAATTGATACAGAACCAGACCCAGAAAGAGATGATATTCACTTTCATAAAATGCAGCAAGACGAGTTCGGTGCTACTTATGAATGGATTTCACTTTATGAGAATATTCCAGTTCCAACTATTTGGTTATGTAATGTTACTAAGCACGTATGTGATGGAGATTTCCCATCTGACCTTCACATTTACAAATAAATACATGGTGTAGTTCGGCTAGTGGTTGATGCCGCCAGATTGTGGTTCTGGTACATAAGAAACGCATGGGTTCGAATCCCATACTACACCCCTTAATATTATTTACTTTAAACAATTAAAGATGAAGAGATTATTTTTAGCTTTAATCATGGCTTTAGTAAGTATGGCTATGTTTTCACAAGTGACAATTTCACAAGAGGATTACAACAAACTCTCACCGGAAGCCAGGTCTTCGATTGAGAAAGTAACTACTAAGAAAGCTATTGAAGGAGAACTGAAAGAAGTATCCGACTATGCTTATTTAGGTAAAGAAATTGGAACAGCTGTGAATGAAACACTTAAAGCAGTAGAAGAGTCGGTAGTGCGAGTATCTGAAACTGATTTAGGTAAAACTGCAATTACTGTTGTTGTATGGAAACTTCTATATAAAGAAATAGCTGGAGCAGCAGTTGGAATTATTCTACTTGTTATAAGTATATGGGCTATGTGGACTGGTTCTAGTAAATTTTCTAAAGACCAAGAAGCTGCCGGAATAACAAGGTGTATAGCAGCCGTTGTTACCTTCATTGCGTCAATGGCTTGTCTATTTGGCTGACTATATTAAAAACGATAGGAATAACAATTGCCTTTGCGATTGTTCTATTATTGTTTTTGGCTATGTTTATAGATACGGAATAAAGACTACTAATGTAGTCTTCTTGGAGGAATAAGCCTAATGCTAAGGCAGCGGTCTTGAAAACCGCCAGTAATCGTGTAATAGCGATGTGTGGGTTGGAGTCCCACTTCCTCCTCTAACTTTAATAACTATGAGTAACGGAAAGAAATGGAAAATTGCACCTAAATACGTAGGTAAACGGTCTCATGGAAGACGGTGGACTTATCGTGTTTGTGGAGGAAAAAGTGGAAAATGTAGATTTCAACATTTCAGACATCAGAAATGGTTTAAAGCTCTTGAAGGAAAAATATCTATGAGAAAAGCAATGTCTCGTGAAATTTGGTTTTGGGATTAATAAAGATTACTACTTAAAAATAAATAATATGAAAATATTTACACCAAAAGATGCTAAGGAACATAAACTTGCATCCATTCCCGATTTTGTATATCAGGCATTTAACAATCTTCTTGCAAAGAATTATGATGCTTATGGCACTGTAATATTGCAAGGTGAAGTTATTACTGAAATTATTCATCTTTGTCCCTCTGACGACATAACTGTTCAGACTATTTGGGAAAACAAGTGGTTAGATGTAGAAGATGAATATCGTAAAAATGGTTGGGAAGTTGAATATGACAAGCCAGGTCTTGGTGAAAGCTATCCTGCCAGATTCATTTTTAAGCCAAAAGAAAAATAGGTTAAGTTAATAAAAGGAAGACTTACAGCAATAACAATCTAGCCTTGTAAGCCGTCGGTCATGAGTTCAAATCTCATAGTGAAGCTTGCTTCATTTAGCTCAGTCAGGTAGAGCAACGTATAAAAATGTCTTCCGCTTTCTGCTGCTCTCGTCTAATTGGACTAGGACACATCACTTTCGATGATGCTAATACGGGTTCGAATCCCGTGGGCAGTGCTCTTGTGCATAATCCTCCCAGCCAAGTAATTGGTTAGGCAATAATAATCATACACACCCTGAGATAACGTGAGGACATGGAAATCTTAGGCGGTAGTCAGCACCGTAGTACGCAATGGTAGAATAGAAACGGCTGACATCTACCAACAATCGAGCGTGTAGTGAAATGGTATAATATCTCACTGTCTATGAGAAGTTGGGGTTCGAATCCCACACGTTCGGCAACCTGGCAAGGTTATGTAAAGATGTGTAACAGCAAATCCTTTTAATTTCCACCAAAAATAGGAAGTATAGTATAAACGGTTATTACGCCTAACCTCGTGTTAGGAGATTTCGGTTCGAATCCGTCTTAAAAAATTCACATCTGTTTCTGCCCTCTTCGCATAGTGGTCGATTGCACGCGCCTTGTAAGCGTGTAGAGAAATCTCACGTCCGTTCGAATCGGACAGAGGGCTCAATTAAAAACTTTATTAAATATTTTAGTATGAGTAAAAAACATGTAATTGAAGTACAGGCTCCAGAAGGTAAGGTTCCTGTATATGATGAAAGCACTCACACAATTCGCTTTATTGATGATGACGTTAAGTCATTAGTAAAGACTGTAGAAGATGCTTTTGAGGTGTTGGGAGAAGAATATCCAAATTGGCTTAACTCTGCTCCTTATTCCGTTCGTAAAATGTATGAACTACAGACTGTGCTTCGTGCTTTGAATCAGGGTCATGATTTCAGCTTAACAGAAGGAAGAGTATGGTATCCCTGGGTTCGTTTCTATCTGGAAAGTAAGTTGCCCAACAGTGAAAAGAAGAATATCATCGGAAAGTTCATCTGCGAAGGAGAAACATATTATCTGCTTGGCGGCCTCGCTCATTACGGCGGTGGTGCCGGCCTTGGTTACTTCGTTTCTTATGATGGGGTTGGCGCTTCCGGCCTCTATGTGGGGATTTTATCCTGTAAGGATGAAGAAACGGCTTTATATGTATGTAAGCAGTTTGGACAACTGGTATTTGACGCTATCTATGCAGATAAAGTTGATTATCGCTGGCTTTTGATTGATTAAAAAATATCTTAATAAAAATTACGTAAGGAAATGAAATTTAAAAGTATCTTATCTCGCAGCGGACAAGGATTGCTGAACGCTCGCGCAACTAACATTGCTAACATTGTAAAGGCAGAACAAGAACAAGTAATTGCCATCTACAAAAGAGAAGCTCAAAGACTCATCAATGAGTTAACGAACCTCATGGATTTATCAATCAACAACACAACATCTTTGTCTCCGGTAGATAAAGACTTCAATCCGAAACAGTTTGTTGAAACTATCCATATTAAGAAAAGCGGACTTCGTGATGTTCTCGTTGATTGGAAAATTGCTGTTGAAACTTACAACGAATGGTTTCCAGAAGATGCAGTCACATTGCCAAAAGAACTTGGCAACGTTGTCGGTCTAGGAATCATTCTTATGGATGAAGAATCCGATGATAAAGAAATTGAAGAGTAAAAACTAAGGACAGTTAACAGCTGTCCTTTTTTATTGGGCCTCTAGCTCAATCGGTCAGAGCTCCTGACTCATAATCAGGCGGTTATCGGTTCAAGTCCGGTGGGGCCCACGTTTAACAACCAAATAGATGAGACAATGAATGTTTTTAAAAAGATTTCTTTAAAATACTTTAATGGCTCTTCTAATCTAAATGAGGGAGAGGAAAGAGACATTATTACAAGTAGAGATAAAGCGTTTATATATGCTTGTAGGAAGTACAATCTTGAGTTTGAATACTATAATTTCTTTAGCGGAGCACATTTCGTTGAGGAATCTGACTTTGAACCAGAACATTCTCTTATAAAGTGTAATTTCTCTGAATTGAAGAAATATAATCACTTTAAATGGTTTGCTTACTTGTTAAGTAGCCAACTTGATAGGGAAAGGATTCCTCAATTTAAAGCTATACTGAAACTTCTTGAAGGGAAGAAAGAGCCTTATTTCTATGCTGTTATAGAAGCTATAGAGAAAGGTTTGAAAGAAAATCGGCAAAATATTTCCATATACGCTAATGTGAAAGGAAATCTCTGGGATGCTGGAATGAAGTATGCTATTAGTAAGCCCATCCATATTAGTATTCTGTGGACTATTGCTGATAAAACTCTCAACCACATATTTTATGAGATTCCCGCTAAAGTAGAGGAAAACATAAGAAAGGCACAAGAAGCAGCAAGAAGAGCACAAAGGGAGTGGGAAGAAAGGATAGAGCGTGAAAGAAGAGAAAGGGTTAAACAAGAAAATGCATATCAGAGAGCTAGATTCTATGGTAATCAAGGATTTGAGTTTGATGATGATTTTGCAGGGTTTAATCACCAATACCAGAGTTGGTGGGATAATTTCTCAAGAGAACAAGCTAAACGCCAACAAGAGACAGTTAATCCTTACGCTTCTCTTTACACAATGTTGCAAATCTCTCCAACAACTGATAAGAAAATAATTAAAGCAGCTTATAGGAAATTGGTTCTTGTTTATCACCCTGATAGGGGTGGCAGTGAAGAGAAATTTAAGGAACTAACAGCAGCTTACGAAAAACTAATGAGCTTATGATGAACCTTTTTATATGTTTATTTCTTGCAATTTACTTTGTAAGAGCAGTAACAGTATTAATCTGTTTGGTGATGTGTTCCAAGAGACTTAATAACAGAATTGATGAAATTTGTGAGTCTCTTCCCGATGAGAGGTCTATTAAAGACCTTGAAATTGAGATAAGTAAAATTGACTGGTATCTTGACAATGAACGTGTAGCGAGTGATTTCCTGCATCTGTTTAGAACAATAGACACACAGAAATGGATTAATCCAAATTTAATTTCATTGCTGTATGACCATTATAAAGTCTAATAGAATACTGGTTTTAATTTTAACATTTTTTATAGCGATTGTCTTTGCACAGTCGACTAAAAGTAGTATCTTTGTGCATCCTTCAGTTGCAGAGTATCATGTTGAATTTTTAAATGGAGACAGAGATTCTGTTTTTCGTTTTCAACAAAAGCACTATGACTTAATAAAGGATAAGTACATCTACATTGCCTACTTACATAGGTATTGTAATCACTACAAATATGGGGAGCTATTAAGAGCCCACAACTAAAATATTCGCAAGGAGTCTCCCGAAATCTTCCATTGTTTTAGTTCGCTGTGGATTTAGACGTCCTGCAGCCCACTATAGACTCCTTGCTACTTGTCCGAGTGGCGAAATGGTAGCCGCGTTGGTCTTAGGAACCAATGAGCAAAGCTCGTGTCAGTTCGAATCTGACCTCGGATACGCTTAATACTAACAATTAAATTTATAAAGATTATGGCATTAATTTCAAAGAAGGCTAGTACTGCTGCCGATTTAGCATCATCTGCTGACAACTTATTGAAAGTATTTAAGAACACTGTTTCCGGCTTGTCTGGAGTAATTACTAAAGCTAGACAACAAGAAGCTGACGCTGCTTTGGCGGAGAAACAAGCTCTTGAAGAAGTAGCCAACAAAAACGAACAAACACTTAATAAGTTAACCGACTTATTGGGTTAATGGTAAGGAGGGTTGGGTGAGTGGTTTAAACCAGCACACTGCTAACGTGCCGGCCCTTCGGGGTCCGTCAGTTCGAATCTGACACCCTCCACTTGTAAAACTTAAATTTACATCAAGATGATTACATTAGAAAAGAGCAATAAATGGAGACAACGTTTCATGGAGGAAATGTACGCCAATGATGATTACTACGAAGGATTCATTAAAGGTGATGTAGCTAGAGCTTATTATTTTGGATTCTTTATTGAAGAAGTCTGTAAAGAAATGGAAGCAGATGGATTCAAGGCAGGTAACCCTGATGAACAGCTTACTCTAATAAAATGGAATGTTAGACGTTATAAACCTCAATTAGTATTCTGGAAACAGAAGTTTGTTGAGCTTAAAGGCAGAATGGTAGTTCCTTCTGAAATGGACACCTTCATCTTAAATAAAATTGTTGTTGAAAGTGACGATGATTTATTAAGAATTGCAACTTGCTTGGGAAGAGATTCTTATCTCTTAGTAAGCAGGTAGAAAAACCGAAACTTGAAATATAGAATTTATACTGACGGTGCATACAGTAGTGCTCTTAACCAAGGTGGTGTAGGAGTAGTATTTGTAAAAGAAGTAGATGGTAAACTTACTAAGATTGCAGAAGTATCTAAAGGCTATAAAAATACAACTAACAACAGAATGGAGCTTAAAGCTATCATTATTGCATTTAAGTGTATAACAGCTTATATAGAAGATGTGACTATTATTAGTGACTCTATGTATGCAATAGGAACTTCTCGGATTGGAAGTATAAAGTATAAGAGAAATACAAATTTAGATGTTTTACAAGAACTTGATAATATTGTTAAAGAAAAGCGAAGTCTTATAGGAAATCTTCATATTGAATGGGTAAAAGGACATTATGAAGATGAATTTAATGCTAGGGCTGATAAAATAGCGGTAGATGCAAGTCAACAACTTATGACATGAATAAAGAATATGTTACTTTGGAAATAGTATCAGATTCCATTTAGCTAAAATAAACAACAAAGATGACTTACAGCAATGTAACAACAAATACTAGAGTTAGGATAAGTAGAACCCTCTACTACTTAGAGGTAAAATATGTAGAAAAGTCATCTGATTATTGGGCTATAGTGTAGTGGTAGTCACTAATCTTATCGCTGTCTCGTGGTGTAATTGGCAACACGTCAGGTTTTGGTCCTGAAATTGGGGAATCGTACTCCTCCGAGACAACAACAGTAGGATAATTTAATCACATTATTAGTGTTTATAAGATTTCTAACTCGAAGTTTGTAGGTTCGAAAATAATTATTATATTAGCATTGACTAAAAATAATAATTATGAGTAAATACGAATGGGATTTAGGAGAAATTAAAATTGCAGTAAAAGAATCTATTAATTTTACTGAAGTTTTAGATAAAATAGGAGTTCCAAGACAAGGAAATAATAGTAAAACTCTTAAAAATATATTAGATACTAATAATATAGATTATTCGCACTTTACAGGTAGGGCTAGAAGTTATAAGACTTCTTATATAAGTGCCTCTGAATATCTAAATTCTGATAAAAAGATTGGAACATTTGCGCTAAAGAAGAAGCTATTGAAGGAAAATTTAATAGAAAACAGATGTGCAATTTGTGGATTGACAGAATGGCAAAACAAACCTATTACTTTGCAACTCCATCATGTTGATGGGAATCCAAACAATAACAGTTTAGATAATTTGCAACTATTATGTCCTAATTGTCACTCACAAACTGACAACTATTGTGGAAGTGCTAATGTGGAACAAACTAAATATTATTGCAAGGACTGTGGTTCGGAAATTACAAGAGGTGCAGTTTATTGTACAGTATGTTCTCGTAAGCATACACGAAAGGTAGAGGACAGACCTAGTAAAGAACAATTATTACATGATTTTAAAGAATTGAAATCTTTTGTACAAGTAGGTAAAAAATATGAAGTATCTGATAATGCGGTACGAAAATGGATGAAAACTTATGAATTGCCTAGTTCTGCAAAGGAATTAAAAGAATTAGTGAAAACCATTTAAGGCAGTCTAGGTTCGAATCCTAGTAGCCCAACTAACTTTAAAAATTAATTAGATTATGAATACATTATTGTTATTTTCAGTTATATTGTATTTAGTTACTCTCATTTCATACACATTTATTTGTGATTATGCAAAAATAGAGATTTCTATTAACCCTGTTTCATTCGTAATCACTTTGTGTCCAATTGTAAATACACTGTATGTAATATATTTGATGCGTCAGATTCCATCTCTTTCTATAAAAAATATATTGACAAATATAAAAAGAACATGGATAGGGTGGTGTAAGGAAACATTCAATGTGAATGAATAAATATATGAGTAGAAATAGAAGCACAACAGTTAAAAAATACTCTAAACTTCTTAAAGAAGATAGAGATTGGGACTGGGCATATATGCTCGAGTTAGAACAATTCAAGCTTAAGAGAATGTCCAAATATTTTGCTGAATCTCAATTGGTACATGGATGGGAACAAATGGTTTCTGAAATCAATCTATGCATAAAGCTGATTGATATTATTATGGAAAGAGACCCAAAAGGTTACTTCTTTAATGGTACTAGAACACTTCCTTATGTAAACAGTAAGAATTGGAAAAGGTTTATATCTCGATGTCCAATTCCTTCTTCCGATTACTACCTCGATGATTTGAGACAAGCTAAAGCTTTACATCTGTATAATCTTATTAGAACATACAGAATGAGAAGTTGGTGGGATTAATCAAATTTATAAAACATGAAATATAAAAAGAAATTAGCAAGACTTAAAGCTCGCCAAGATTGGTGGGACAGACAAGGTAAAGATTACCAAGCAGCAAATAAGAAACCCGGTTCAGTAAAAGGAAGGTAATATGGAAAAATATGTAATGGTTGGGTTTCCTGAAGTTATAGACTTTATGGAACACGAGAGATGGGGAGAATGCATTTCCTGCTATGCAGTTGATGGGCACCCCTGCTATATGATTCTAGAAAGCCTGTATGAAGAACACATTCCTACTGAAATAAAGGAATGCATTGGAGAAACCTTTATTGTTGAAGGTCAGGAAGCTGTCTTAGTAGGATATAACTCCGAAAGTCGTGAAAATGACTGTATCGTAGGATTTAGAAGTAGTATGGGTTGGACTGGATTTGAAGATTCTGATGTAATCTTGTCTGATGAAGAATTTGAAACTTATTGGTATATTCCGTGGGATGAATTACAAGAAAGCCGTTCGGAGTAAGGGAAGCCGGCCTCTGCGATAATATCGAAACCTTGTATGCTCTGTAGAGCACGAACCGGACATGGAGAGAACGGCTGCTCTCCAAATAATAAAGGGCTATATTAAAGTACTCAAACCAGAGCCCTTGAACCTTAAAACTGATAAGTAAGAAAGATGTATTTCGACCCTTACCTCTATTTAGAATAGGTGACAGACCATTGGGTAATTCCATAGGAGTGCTGTTAGGAGTACCAGTGCACTTGGTAGGTATATCCTGCCGTAATGCATTTTAAAATGGACAAAAGTCCCACACATAGATTAAGGTCTTTGTACTGGGCATTAGACCGCTAGCTCACGCGGTATATAAGACAGGATTGCCGGACCCGTAGGTGTAACGTGATAAATACCTACACTTGCCCCGTTAGCTCAGTGAATAGAGCAGCACACTTCTAATGTGCGGGTCGCTGGTTTGAATCCAGCACGGGGTACTAAAAGTAGCGGTATGAGAAGCATTTACTTGAAATCTCTGAAGATGAATTTTTAACTATTTGGTTAAGCTAATGTGTAAGAAAAGAAAGTATGATAAGTTGGGAGCAATGGTTGCATTATCCCAATGTAAAAGAGTTGGAAATTACAATCCTTTACGTAATGAAAGAAGGTATTACTACTGTAGTGAGTGTAACTCTTATCATTTAACGTCTAAATAATCCTCGGACTTATTAAAGTTCGGGGATTTTTTGTATAATCTAAATTACAATGGATAAAGAAAACTATCAAAAAGTTGCCAAGTTTTGTGCTAAAGGCAAATGTAAACCGAGAGAAAATTCTTATGGAGTAGTATGGTGTGTTCGTTGCGGTAAACTGCACGGATATAACACTCCAGCAGAACTTTTAAAGGAGGAGGATAAAATTATTGTAAATTTATGACAAATTCGGAAAAACTTAAGATTCTCAAGCAAGCTAAAAAGCTGTTTGTAGAACACCCAGAATATTGGGGAATGTGTTTTTGTATTGAGCACGCTATGGCTGGGACTGAAAGAGGTAGTACTATATACAATGAACGTGATATAGTAGCACTATTTCCTGAATTTAACAGGAATTTTCTTAATGCTCCAAGGGATAGAAACGGTAAGGCATTTTGGTGGACTCCAGATAGCAAGGAAGGACACGATGCTAGAGTTAAAGCATTTGATAAACTAATTGAACATTATGCAAGAATCATTTAAAACACTTAGAGACATATTCGAGACTGACAAACAATTTATGAGTCTTAATAGGCTTATTGATTTTCAGAAAGAATTACTTAATCACAATATTAAGGCTCTAGTTGGACTTCGTCAAGAAACTGGATACTTTACTGCTGAAACTTTTATCTACAATTATGAAAAAGCTACAGCTGGAAAACCTCACTTTGATAGAGTGTTTTCTCCGTTTGGGTTTGCAACATATGAGGAAGCACTCAAGAAATCAATTGAACAAGGATTTGATAATTTTAATATTTCCCAATCAAAAATACAAGTATGAATTTTAAAGATGTGTATAAACTACCTTTAGAGAAATATGAAGGTACGGATAAGGTGTTCCATGCAAATGGACACATGGCATTTGACTTTCTTCGCAGATATAAGGGCGAAGATGAAGACATAGTGCACGTGGCGGAATAATCACAGAAGAAAATAATTAATATTCTTAACGGTGATGACAGCCAGAGTATTGAACATCCTTTGAAATATGAGGATGGATATATCTCTATTAAAAGGGAGGATAAGTGGTTTAAAATCATGTTGATTCGTGGTTGGGGTTATTTAATTGGTACTGGAGGATTGAATCTTTCAGCAGAGAAAGCCGCAAAGATTCAGGATGATTTTGGCAATTGGATTGTTGAAACTCTAAGTAAAAAGAAAGAATGATAGCATTTAAAGTCATGGTTTTCGTAATTATGTTGCTATTGGCAATATATTACGGTATGTTAGTGTTCCACTTGCTCGGTGCGTTCAAATTAACTAACAGGAAAATTACACTTGTAAGGTGTATTATTCCATTCTATTACTGGATAGCAAATCCAGAGAGCTATAAATAAGATTGTATAATTTTTAAATATTTAAAAACAATGAAAAGATTTAAACTTTTAGGTATTATTGTTGGCATTTTTGCCGTAGTGTTAATTGCTTGTTTCCCGATGTTGATGGAAGACATGGATAAGAGTAAGATTGGTATCAATCAAATTCCTATCTCCGGTACGTATGAATATTGGACCAATGGTGGTTTCCAATGGCAGAAGTTCGGCAATGTATCCGTTTATGACAAAACCAGTCAGATTTGGTTCAATGAAGTAAAGAAAGACCAAGAAGGTAACGTATCTGTGGATGTAAGTATGGAAAATCCGGCAATGGCTATTACTTACAATGATAAGGGTAAAGGTTTCGTATTGGGTTCAGTTCGAGTAGAAATGCCGTTAGAGCAAAAGTATCTTGAACGTATTCAAACTCACTATGGTTCACAGGAGAGACTTATTAAAGACTTAGTTAAACCGACTCTTGGTAAAGTAGTTATATCATGTGGCCCTCTTATGTCTTCATTGGAATCAGTAAGTGAGAAAAGAACTGACTTAATTGCACTTATTACAGACCAGTTGAATTATGGTGTTTATAAGACTCGTGTTAAGACAGTAGAAACTATCAATCCTCTTACTGGTGAAAAACAATTACAGAAAGTAGCAGAAGCAATTTCGGATAGTCTTGCTCCTAATGGTGTGAAAAGACAGGAAGAATCTCCGTTTGCTTTCTATGGTTTGAAAGTTTCTCAATTATCAATCAACGATTTGGAATATGAATCAGCAACTTTGGCTCAGATTTCTAAACAAAGAGAAGCAGATATGTCTATTGTAACTGCAAAGGCTAAAGCGTTGGAAGCTGTTCAGAAAACAATTCAGATTGAAGAAGAAGGTAAAGCATCCGCAGCACAGGCTAAATGGGAACAGGAAAAAGTTAAGGCTGTAGAAGTAACTAAAGCACAACAAGCATTTGAAGTGGCTGAGTTGCAAGCTAAAGAAGCTAATGAGAAAGCTAAGAAAATTATCGCTGAAGGTAGAGCAGAAGCAGAAGCTAATAAACTTAAAGTTCAAGCAGGTTTAACTCCACAGGAGAAAGCTGAATGGGACTATAAGACAACTGTTGGTGTAGCAGAAGCATTGTCTAAATCAGAGGTTAAGTGGGTTCCTGATGTCATGATGGGTGGCAGCAATGGAGGTAATGCAATGGATGCAGTAGGTTTGAAGATGGTAATGGATATCGCCGACAAACTGAACAAATCTAAATAAGCAGTATAATATCTAAAACTAATCTTAAAAGCCCTATCCATATACACTTAGCTATGTGGGTGGGGCTTATTTTTTTGACTTAATTCATGACTAAAAAGAAAATTAAGAAGTTCATCCTACTTCCTGACACAAAGGATGGGCAGTATGTACATGCCGTACTAAAGTATAAAATCCTTTCTGATGTCATTAAAGTTAGGATTAAATATCATTATAGTAATAACACCATAGAGGTAAAGGCAATCACTGGTGCTGTCAAGAATCCGAACTTATGTAAAGTTCTGAATGTAAAGGCTTTAGCAGCAGAGTTCAATGCCATTCTGGATAATAGAGTAGAATTTGAACCTAGACTGACAGAGGATATGTTAATGACACAATTTGTTAATCAGGGTTTAATTTATCCGTTTTAATTATGGAACTATTTGTGCCGAGTTCTAAACCTGTAATTGGATTAAAAAAGAAAACACAAATGAGTAAAGTAGAAGAATTAATTGGAAAGAAAGTTCGATTAACCAAACTGGAATCCGTTAGATATAAAGACGGGCATCCTAACGGTATCGAAGAAGGCTATACAATGGAGGGAAGGCTTTTAGGAGTAAAGGTTGGCTGGATGTTGGAAATGAGTGGAGATAGAGGAATACTGGATTACCTCCACACTTCCGAAGTATTGAAAATGGAGGATAACTTGGTATATACTAAAAATTCTATCTATAAAGTAGAGGAGGTTTAGCTATGTGTCTGTATATTCCTGTCTCTGGAACATCTGCTCTTAAGCCCACACTTGCGGAACACGATGTCCCTTGTTACAAGTTTCTAAATTTCAAGGAAGGACAATTAACCTCTTATTTCTTGAAATTTCCTTATGAAATAGGTAAGTGTTATACTACGGAAGAAGATTTCTCGAATATTGCAGTTGGAGGAATTTACTTTAACGTGATAGACCATGGAGGATTCCACAGTTTTATTCATTCCTGTGACTGTCACGAGGATTTTAGTACTATCCGCGAAGAAAACGACGAAGTAGTAATGGTACGTTGTCATATTCCTAAAGGAAGTTACTATTATCAGGGAGAAGATATGGGAGGAGCTCCAAACTATGTCTCACAAAGCATTGTAATTGATGGAATAATAAATGACGATTGAAGAAAAAGACTTTCGGTTAACTCCAGTAAATGAATCTTCTCCAATGTTCGACCTTGAGCTTTTACATATTGTAAGGCCCAAAGGTGGAGAACCAAGAGAGGAATTTAAAATTGCTGGGTATGGATTGCCTTTAGATGCTGCTATAAAACGAATTATCAGCTATAGGATACAGTCCAAACATGGAGATGGTGCCATATCTTTAAAAAAGTATTTGGAAGATTATAAACAGATTCAGAAGGAAATAGAAAAAATATGTATACCGAATTAATTGAGACTATAAATGCAGTGGCAGCTACTTGTGAAGAAAAATTTAACATAAATTCTGGAGGTTGCTGTTATTTTGCTTATTTAGTGGCCCGTGAACTTGATAAACGTAAGATAAAGTATAAACTTGCAATAGAGGATTGGACTTTCTCAAAGAAATTCTGTAAAACCAATCGACTAAAAGCAAGGAGAGCTCTTAAGAGTAGACAATCTTATGTTGACGGAAATAGTTTGGTTAATTGCAACCATTTTACCTTAATGGTAGGTGGGGAATTGGTCAACTATGAATCGAGTTGGGGAAGTGAAGTAATTTTAATAAGTTATGTAAACTCCGAAGACATTAACTGGATTTATAAAGCAGGAAGGTGGAATGACTTTTATAAAAGAAAAAACAATCCCACTGTAGAACGTATGGTAATTAAAGCATTTGATGAATATGAAAAAGCAATCCAAAAAAGAAACAAAAAAGAAAGAAGTGTACACTCCAGTGAAGAATCTCTTCTGTGCCCGTTGTCAAGGTCAGACAAATCACTCCTTATGTGATTATGAGAACAAAATCTATAAGTGCAACATTTGTAAAACAGTGCGTTCTATATGATTTGGGTAATTATATTCTTTTATATACTTCCCGTTTTATTATGGGTAGACTTATTACAAGCGACCTATAAAATAGCGAAGGAAGAGGATGATGTGCTGTTAATCCATGCCATTATTGGAATAGTCTTAGCACTTTGTCCTGTTGTTAATTTAGTGTTTTTAGTTCTAGTTATACGAGCCGTCGCGGATATGTCTGGTGATGATTGGACTACATTGGCTAAGTATAGCATAGTTTTTAAAATTCTATTCAGGAAAATTTGAAAAAATTATTACTTGGACTTGCCTTGGGAGTAGCTCTCATGGTAGGTTGCAGTGGAACTCCGGCTGAAAACAGGAGTTATAATGGTGTAGTTGTTAATCGTATAGGAACATTCGGTTCTAGCCTCAAAAACGACGGCACTGTACATACCTTTACCTATAAAGGTTATGAATTTATTATAGTCAGTAATGGCTATAAGGGTGGAGTATCAGTAATTCAAATCAATAAATAATTATAATCATGAAAAAGATTGAAAAACCAAAAAGAGTACAACAGAGTGACGAAGAATTAAGAGTTGATGTATATAACGACGCAGAAATGGTAGCGTTGGGATTACGTGTTCCACCACTTGTGCCGAGAGACCCTTCGGTTTGGACTAAGACTCCTTCCGAAAAATTCATCCTGAAGCGTGAGCGGGCTCGTGACAAGACCGAGTTTCTTACCCGATGGGCAGGAAAGAAAAAGAGTATTCCGTTCTATGACAAGCTCATAGTAAGGTTACACAAGGTTCCGAAGGGTGGAAAGACCACTTTATCCATTAAATGTGGACAAAGTGATATTCCAAAAATCTTGGCAAAGTACAAAGACAACCTTGTAAACTATTCATGGAATGGCAAAACCTACACCGGAACCAGTCTACCATTCTGGGGACGTTAAAGTAGTAGTGACAGACAGCTTTATCTACGAAGTGAATCTTTATAGAATCTTCAAGGATAGAGCTGAATGTGTAGGCTCTCAACACTACTCAACTGATAAACCAATTGGCAAGTTTAAGGAGTGCGAAACCGTAAAGACCAAGACATGTACTTATATGAAATGTGTTGCATGGGTTGGCGCTCCTATGTCATATATTGAGAGTAATGGATTTAAATTATATGATAAAAATGGAGAAAAAGGAAAGCGAAAGACCAGTCGTAAAAAACGATAGTGTTGCTCCTACAATGGCAAAGACCGAGCAAACAATCGACAAGAGCAGAAGAGTATGTACTCTTAGTCATGCAATGATTGAAATGTTGGTAAAACAACTCGGTGCAGAATTGAGCAATCACAACCTTTACAGAACATTTGCCAACTATTTTAGTTGTCAAGGACTTCCGAAGCTTGAAGAATACTTTATTCTAAGAGCTGATGAAGAAGATAATCATCACAACTGGATTCTTTGGTATCTAAACTATAATGATGCCGAATTTCAGTATCCAAGAATTGAAGCTATAAATGTAGATATTCCTAATAGAGCCTATCCATTCGAAGCTACTGTAGACAGAGAAATCGAAACTACAGAATCAATTAATAAGATTGTAAAGCAGGCTATACAGGAAGGTGATTGGGCTACAGAAGCATGGTTGAAAGGCAACGATGATGAACATGGTAAACTTGTTCTGGAACAAATCGAAGAAGAGTCAATCAGTCGTACTATTGCTGAAATGGCAAATGAGGACACTGACTGGCAAACTAAACAGGATACTATCCTGAGTTTCTATCTGGATTATCCGGGAAGAAACCCAAATGACGATTAATAAACATTAAAAAATAAACAAAATGAAAAAAGTAGCTGAATTTATTGAAGGAACTTTTATTGATTATAAAGGTGACGAACGTGAGTATACAATCTGTGCACTTAGTTGCCCGATTGAGGAAGGTGACGATAACGCAAGCGATACAGAAGTAAAACAACTTCGCCTGGGTATTGCAGTAAGACGTGATGGTGATGAATATGTTCGTGGAATTGGTATAACCGAAGCTGAAAGAAAGGCAAAAGAAAACCCATTCACTATCCTTCGCGCTGACACTTGTGGTGTTATCAATTCTACTATGGTACAGGCTGTTCTTGAACAGGAAGCAGAGTTCTTTGAAAAGAATCCGGGTAAGTATCTTGCAGCTTATAAAGCTGATGCAGAAAGATATTTCTTCGAACTTGAACTTGAAGAAAAACGTCAAAGTCTGAGCCCAAGAATGAAGGAAGTTCATGATTATCTGTTGACTGCTCCGGATTGGGAACTCGAAATCCTTAGCGAGTGTCTGCAATATGATGCCGAATTGCAAAGAAGAGGAGAATTATAATGAAGGATAACTGGGCACTTTATCTATTAATAGCATTAATCTGCATAGCAGGTACAATGACTATTATGGATAGAGTCTACAGAAAAAACCTTCCGACATCTCCCAGTGATGATTATAAAGAGTTGGTGCGGGACATCGACTCTTTAAATAATCACATCAGCAGTATCAATAAAATTAACGATAGTTTACGTAATGCTGTTGATACTACTAAAGTAAAAATAATTAAAATTCGTGAAAAATATGAAGCAGATTATATTGATATTACTAATCAGCCTCTTGGGGACGATGTCAAGTTTTTCTCAGACTACCTATCCGAAAGTTACGGAAGATTCTTTGGTGGTGATAACTCCTCAACAGTTGAAGCACACTAATCTAATCTTTTTAGAGCATAGAAAGCTTTCTAAAGAAGTAGATTTATTAATTCAGCAAGTAAATGGTCTGGAGACTATTAATAAGAACTTGACTGCAATGGACTCTCTAAGGCTGTCCCAATTGAATAAGTGTATGTTGCAAGCAGATATTAATGACCAAGTTATTAATTCTTTGAATATACAATTAGCCAAGAAGGAGAAACGAGTAAAGAAACTTAGGAATTTATCCATAGGTGGGTTTACTGTTGCAGCAGGATTATTTGCAGTATTATTTATAAAATGAAAGACGTAAGGTATTGGATTGGATTAATTGTTGGAGCTGCTATAATATCCTTATTAGTAAGCAATGTAATAGCTATGGCTCTTACATGTATAGCTTGGGCAATATTCTTAGCGTGGTTAGCCGATGATTGATATAATTGAACAATGGGAAGCAAAAGGATTCCGAATCTGCATATTTCCACAACAAAATAAAGGTCAATGGTTGTGGACTGCTGGAGTTTATGTAGGTAATGTCACAACAGCTCATTGGGCAGATTCCAATAATGGATTGCCGAGAGCTGGATATTTGAAATATAGCGAAGCATTAGATGCCGCTGTAAATTTCTGTGAGAATTATAAACCAAAAACTAATGGCAAAAAAGCAGGCAATAGATAAGGATAAGGACGGAGTTAAATACAAATATCCGGCTCGAACTTGTAAAGAGTGTGTAAAATATCCTTGTTTTATAGGAATCGAAAAGAAGATTTGTGACTTTGCGAAGTATGGTTGTGTAGATTATAAAGAAAAATAAAATGATGTTTTTAATAGCGATAATTATATCCATCTTGTTAGTAACGTGGTGGATAAAAATGGCAAATAACTATACTTACAGTGATATAACTGGGAAGAAAATAAAAGTTCCCAATGCTGTAAAAATAGCACTTTATGCCGTTTGCTTAATCCCAATCCTCAATGTAGCTTTTATGGTAGTTTTACTTACAGGAATAAGCTTCATAGAATTTGAATGGAAGGGTTGGGAAGAAAATAAAATTCTATATTGGTTATTTAAGAAATGAAAACGTATTTGTATTATATAACGCTGATTGTTATATGGGCTTGTTTATAAAAATAGTAGAAACCGGATTTCCTCATACTCAAGCCGGTTGGAGACAAATACGGGATGAAGACATTGAGGATTACCGTGATGGAGTAGACGTCTTGTGTTACACAGGAAACTACGGCAGGTGTCCAGTAAGTTGTTTTGAAGTACTTGAGGAAGCAGAAGCCGATGATTTTGAGGACCTCGATTACAGAAATACTTATCTTGACCCTCATGGTAAGGAGTGGAGAAATAATGGGTGGATTGATAGAGAAGGGCATACATATCCTTGTGAATGGATGCAACATGATGACCTGGCCTATTATTACTTCAAGAAAACGGTGTCAGAAATGGAAGCGGCTGGCTGGATTCGTGTAATGAATGGAGTGCCCGGTTATAGAGGTAGAATCTCGCAAGCTCAATATAACAAGTGTACGGAACTTGGAATTGAAATTCCTGAATATAATGTATTATGGCAGTAAAAGAAATTGACAGAAGTAAAATGAAAGAATATAACATATACGCCGGACTCGGCGGGGGCTTTGGTGGTAAAAAGTATCAGTATACGGGCCTATTTGAATCTCATGAAGATGCAGAACATGAAGCATGGGCAGCAGCTTGTGAGGAATATGATTCCTACGAGGGAGCTAATGGTTTAGGTACCTATGCCGATGCAATGGAAGAAGCTCATAGAGAACTTGGTTGGGATAGAGACGATGAAGACCCGGAATTGGTAGCATATGCCAATGAGGTGTTTGATAGCTACATGGAAGACTGGATTGAGTATTGTGCAATCCCCACAGATGAAGACACGGAAACAGATAAGGAAGACCTTATTCGTGACTACATCATAGAGGATGATAACAATACTTGCGAAACTGGTTGCGAGTAGTACTGACCCCGAGCAATATGTCACGTATGTATTTCAGGATTTAGAAAGTAAAGAGTATCTTATGTGTGTGCAGTTCCCGAATTGGGAGCATCGCTCGCTACGTCTAGGAGAAGTAGGCTTTCTAGAGTATAAAGAGATTAGAGCCGGAATTGATACATGGTTCGATGGGAGTAAAATGATTCCCTATAATTATAATAACATACAATTTATTAAGTTTATACCTAAACCAGAAGAAAAGAAAGAGTATGTTATGTATATGTAACGGCTAAGAACACAATAGATAACTTTTAAAACAAAGAGATGATGAAAAATTAAGAATAGTAAAAGTTTATAAAAGTTATGATAGTTAAAGAAAAG